GGGACAGCGTGAGGGCCAGCGTGATGGCCAGCGTGGGGGCCAGCGTGTGGGACAGCGTGTGGGCCAGCGTGGGGGCCAGCGTGTGGGACAGCGTGAGGGCCAGCGTGATGGCCAGCGTGGGGGCCAGCGTGTGGGACAGCGTGTGGGCCAGCGTGGGGGAGTCTAAAATAGAATACAACTACTTTGCAGAGAATGGATCCATTAGAGATTATGGCTGGGTATCTTTCTATGATTTTTTTACAAAAATAGGAATCATTAACAATGATAAGTTCAATCAGTTTAAAGATACCTTATTGTCCGGCATTTACGACATGGTTCAGCTTGAAGGATATTGTATTGTGTCAAATATGCCAGAGCGTATTGAAAGGTTAAACGGAAAACTTCATTGTGATCATGATTCGGCAATAAAATTCAGGGACGGATATGAGCTATTTTATTGGAAAGGAGTAAATATTCCTGGATTTTGGATTAAATCTCCTGAACAAATAACATCTGAAGTTATTATAAACGAAAAGAACGCAGAAAAAAGACGCTGTCTTTTTGAAATACTTGGAGCTGAGAAGTTTGCTGAATTGCTTGGAGTATACGTTATTGACCAAGACGTAGATCAGTATAAAAACTCTATAAAACTTTATCGTACAAAGCAAAAGGACGAAATTGCTGATGAATTTATTCAATTTGCCCGTGTTGTGTGTCCATCTACTATGAGAGAATACTTCCTGTGCGTTCCTGAAACATTAAATAATGTATGGGATGCGGTGGCGTGGACATTTGGCAAAACAAAAAATACTTACCAACCAATAATTGAAACATAAAACTAAACATGGCGTATAAAAACGAATTAAGAAAGAAGATTAAGGCTTGTGGTAGAACTAGGAAATGGGTGGAGACACAACTTGGATATTCCAGGACAACATTTTGGAGAAGAGTTAATTCAGATTCTTTGACGAAAGAAGAAAAAGAAAAACTAAATTCACTGTTAAAATGAAAATCACCCACTACCTCATTCCCAACGGCATCTCCAAAACCGTACAGGCGAATCCACAAAAACCGCTTATTAACGACTGGTTTGCCTATATACGGAAAGAAGTATCAGAAGCCAGAATGCGGCGGCAGTGGTTACGGATCAATAAGGACAATCCGGCTTATATGTCCGCTGACTTAGAATCGTATCTACACTGGAGAAAGTGGGAGGTTAGGAATAAATAAAGCAACATGGCAAAACTAATTATTTTAACAGAAGAAATGGAGGATAGATTTATCGAATTATGGTATGATCGAAACTTTGAAACTCCTACTGATGTATTGGAATGGCTACACAAAAGACAGGTGACACTCAAAAATAAAATAGAAGATGAAATTGCCAATGTTTTAGCTAAAGATATTTCAAGTGGACAGTCTTATTTAAGAAAAGAATTGATGAAAATATTTGATAGACTATGAATACTATTATCCACCCCACCGACATCCGCGTATTCTCCAAGCGTATGATACAGGACGAATATGCTGTTATAGCTGATAGAAAAGAAAAAGCATTATTAATATTCGACAACCTGTCCGGAGAGTTTATGGGATCAGAGGAGATGGGGGATGATACGGCGCTGAGTTTGAATTGAAATCAAAAACAAAATAACAATATAATGGAAAAACACGAAAATTTAGCTAAGGCGATCATTGCAGTTATGCAGGATGTTAAGGGTATTGAGAAGACTATGGAAGTGGGGAAAGGCGCTAATGCGTACAAAGGAGTGTCAGACAATGAGGTAAAGAGGGTTATTGGACAATCAATGGCTAAGAATGGCCTGTGTATGCTACCTGTTGGTGTTGAGGCTAAGACACAAATAGACAGATGGGAGGGAGAGGATTTTACCGGCAAAAAACGCATGAATCAATCAGTATTCACTGACGTAAAAACGAAGTATTTGTTACTTCACGAATCAGGTCAAAGCCAGGAAATATGCGGATATGGTCAAGGAGTGGATCCTCAGGACAAAGGAGCTGGTAAAGCTACTACTTATGCGCTTAAATATGCCCTACTTTACACATTCTTGGTATCTACAGGCAAGATTGATGATGCTGATGGTCATAACTCAGATTCATCAACGCCACCACCTCCTGTCAGAAAGGTTAACAACACGAATGCCGCCACTACTACCGCTGTTGCCACGCAAAAAGAAAAAGAATTTATTGGTGATCCTATTGGGCAAATAAAAGCAACAAAGAACACTAAAGATCTTACCGCTTTATTCAACTCAATGCCTCCAGCCCAACAACAGGCAGAGCACATAATTACAGCATTTAAAAAACAAAGAGAAACATTTACCGCTAAAACCACTAAATAACCATGCTTACATACAGAGGATTTTTGAAGACAAAAGGAACTACAATTAAAGTATCTGAAAAGTTTCGCAAACGCGAACTGGTTGTTACGGATAACGCTCAGTCATACCCTCAGACAATACTATTTCAACTAACCCAAGATCGTTGTGAGTTGCTTGACAGAGCTGAGGTTGGGCAAGAAATCGAAGTTCACTTTCTACTGAAAGGCCGCGAATGGAAGAGCCCACAGGGAGAAATAAAAACTTTCAATTCACTTGATGTATTCAGGATTGAAGTGCTGAGTGACGCTGAAACCAACTTCTCAAATGAGACTTTAGTTCCTACGCCAGATGACGACCTTCCTTTTTAACTTATTAATTATCAATTAGTTATATAATATAAAAGCAATGAAAAAAATAACGGTAATGTGGGTAAATACTCCTGATAATAAAATGTATGACAGAGAAATGAGGGTTGTTTATTCAGATCATCAGAGATTTACCAAAGGAACAAGGTTTGATTTTGGTTTCTTAAATATTGCTAGCAACGAAGGGTATATTATATAAATACTGCCTTAACGAATATAGCCGGAGGCGTAAAAGCCTTCCGGTTATGTTTGAAGTAATATGACAATAAAATATCAAAATAAACCATTGGAATGTGGGGGAGGATGCGAGGAGCATAAAGGAGAAGTTGTTCCTGTAACGGTATCCGGAAATGGGTGGAGTACAATTTTTGAGTTTAATTACTGCGAATCAGCTATTGAATACGACAAAAATAATGGATGGATTGTTATAATAAAAAAATAACCCATGAAACTCACCGAAATCCCATCCACCAACTCAGTCACCAAAGAATACCTCCTCGAAGCCTTTGATGACGGCATGCGCTTTAACTTCCAAGTATATAACGGCAAGATCGAACACGTAAATGACTTTGAGATATTCGGATGGGCGAAGGGTAAGACAATGGAAGAGGTGGTGGAGTGGACTGAGAAGAAAGAAAAAGAACACGTAGAGGAGAAGGCAAGGTGGGTTAAGTGGAAGAAAGAATTACCGTCAATCATGCAACAGCGTCAGTTACTGTGGGACGAGGAAGACAGGAAAATAAGAGCATGGGAGGCAGAGCACTACACAGAGGGAGAGAAGGGGGAGGGGTGGTTTGCGCCTTAATTAAGCCAATATGAAACAACACAAATCAACACTTACTGATATTTCTATTGACTCTACCCACTACGGATCTGTAGATAAATACGATACTATTAAGTTATCGGATTCATCATCTGCTATAATAATAAATAAAGTTAGAGAAGGTGAGTATGTTACCATTACAGTTATTCCGTTTGTGTTTAGCAAATACAGACTTGTTAACATGTTAAAGTTTGCTTGGATTAAGCTGAAAATATTATTTAAAATAATAAAATGACAGTGTTCTATAATACGATTTCAGCTCCAGACAACGAGCTAAAGGTCTACACGGCGCAAAACGCCCGCCAGGACGACAAGATACTAGCATTCTTCCGCGCTAATCCAACTAATTCATTTACTCCGCCTGAAGTACATGATGCGCTGTTTGGCCCCAATACGCCGGATGACAGCGTTAAGCGCTCTCTGCATACATTATCCAACTGCAAAGAACAATACCTCATAAAGCTCCCAAAGGAGTATATGAGGAAGGGGAGGTATGGCAAAAAAAATCATGTGTGGAAGTTGAGAGTTGAAAACAGTCAACTAACGCTTATATGAGACACGGGAGTCTTTTTAGTGGAATAGGAGGCTTTGATCTTGCCGCTGAATGGATGGGATGGGAAAATATATTTCACTGTGAATGGAATGAATTTGGGCAAAGAGTATTAAAACATTATTGGCCTAACGCTAAAAGTTACGATGACATTACAAAAACAAACTTCACTATTCACAGAGGAAGCATTGACATCCTTACCGGAGGATTCCCTTGCCAACCATACTCAACAGCAGGGAAACGGAAAGGAAAAGATGACGAACGCCATTTGTGGCCCCAAATGCTTAGAGCAATTCGGTAAATTCAACCGCGCTACGTTGTGGGCGAAAACGTTCGCGGCCTTACTAATTGGAACGGGGGATTGGTTTTCGACGAGGTGCAAGCTGACTTGGAAGCTGAAGGTTACGAAGTGCTCCCGTTTTTACTTCCAGCTTGTGCCGTTAACGCACCCCATAGAAGGGACAGGATTTGGTTTATTGCATACTCCGAGAGCTTTTCATGCAATGATGGAACACGAAATGGAAAATACTTCTCACAAGAGATACAGAAAATCAGACCTAATGAACCTATCTCTACTGCCAACACCAACACATCGGGATTACCGTTCGGGATTCAGTCAGGACTCGGAGGCAATGAAAAAAAGACAAGAACATTCGCGGGGAGTGAATTTACACGAACATTTACAACTGGAAACTGTTTTCAAGAATTTCCAACTCAATCCCCGGTTTGTAATGGAGATGATGGGCTTTCCTCCCGATTGGACGGAATTACCTTTCCTAAATGGAGAACAGAATCAATCAAAGGTGGAGGAAACGCCATAGTATCACAAGTGGCTTTTGAAATATTTAAGTGTATAGAAAAAATAAACAATAATATCAAATGACGCCAAAACTCTACCGCCAAGTAAGCGTATCGGACAGGTTGCCGGAGAAAGAAGGCTTTTATGATACAGAGCATGGCTTGATATGGTTTAATGACAAGTATTTTATGACTGATGCTAATCGTGAGCCTAAATATTGGTATAAACAAGTTGAATTGCCTAGTGAGGAGGAGATTGAAAAACACATTAAGGATTCTGGCATATCAGCAAAGAGTAAAATTCCGGCGTTTTTTTACAATCTAGGTGTTCGATGGGTGCTTGATTATGTTATATTAAAAAACAAATAATCATGCAACAAGAAACCCCTGTGTCCGCTTCCAAAATCTGCAACTGCTGTGGCGGCGATCCTCAGCCTCTGTCCAACTTTACTATAGACATGCGGCTTAAAGATTGCAGAACAGACACATGCAACTAATGCTGCCGAAAGCGTCTACGTAAAAAGAAGAGGGAGATAGAAGAGAGGAAGGAGTATCAGTTGTTTTAAACTAAAAATATGACAATAAGCAGAACATGGGCAATGCCTAACAGTCTAACTTTCACAATTAAACCAATTAAAGAGTTAATTGAAAAGTATAAACAAGTTGCAGACGTTATAATTGATCCGTGGGCGAATAATTCAAAGATAGGAACCATTAGAAACGATCTCAATCCTGAAATGGACACCCAATTTCACTTAGATGCTCTTGAGTTCTTAAAATTACAGGAGCAAAATAGTGCTGATATTATCTTGTATGATCCACCTTACTCTATTTCTCAAGCAACTGAAATGTATAAAAGTTTTGGAAAGGATAAATTAGAATTGCATGTATCTAATATGGGTTATTGGGGTGGATGCAAAAGCGAAGTAGCTAGAATACTTAAACCAGGAGGAATTTGTATTATTTGTGGGTGGAGTAGTAATGGAATAGGATTGAGTCGCGGGTTTGAAATGATTGAAATATTGTTAGTTCCACATGGAGGATCTAAAAATGATACTATTGTTACGGTAGAGAAAAAACTATGACAGACAAAGAACACATATTAAACTTAAACAATCTTGAGTGTTATATTGTTCCTAAAAGTGATTATGGGAAAGCTGAAATATATTTAATAAATGAAACATATTTTTTGTTTTCAATTCCTGAATTTGGAGGTAATCCAGTTTTTGAAAAAGCATTCAATGAACATAATATTGATGAAATGATTGCGCTTTACGAATCTTGGACATAATGACTAAAACAGAATCTAAGGATGATTTGATCTACATCGACCTGTGCAAATATTTGCACGGAAAGATGCTGCTGAAAGAGGTGTGTGAGAAGCACGGCATAAAGCACAGCAGGGCGGTACACCTGGCAAACAGAATCGTTAATTACACTCCACAGATAGGACAGCCGGATATTTATAAAACAAGCAAGCTGACGGTGGAGGAGTATGTGGCCCTAAAGTCAGAACCTGTGCTTGTTAATAAGGTTGTTAATAAGATTTCGTTCGTGGAGGAGGAGATCGCAGCGCCTATGGACGATACAACGAGGAAGAGGGTGATGGAGTTTATAAATTTAACACATATATAATGAGTGAAATAAGAAAATTTTCAAAAGAATTAGCTGAAGAAATCGCTAGCCTGACCATGATAGACATAGATGGAATATCTATGTTGTTACAGGTAAGAATAAAATCTTCACTTCTTTTATTTATAAAAGATTATTCGATAGAAACAACCAAAAATTACTATGATTTAGTAAAACAACAAGGCAAGAACAAGGTTGGATCTAAGGAATACCGTGAACTGGGATATGCCATCTCAGACGCTAAGTTTAAAATGAAACAGGCAAATGTTGCTCAGAACAATGTCAAGAGGGATGATAAATACTCAAAACTACTTAACTATGTTCTGGAAAAATATGGACAGGATGTCGTTAATAATTTTCATGCTGAATGCGAAATACCGCTTCCAATATATTCAACTATTCGGAGATGAAAATAGGCATATCCTACGCTGAAGGGCTAGTGGAGCATGACAGTATATGCCGGGCTGGGTGTAGTAGTAGTGAGGAGGTTTAAAAGCAATAAGCATGAAAGTAAAAATAAAAGAAGATTGCTGGAAATGGAACTGTATGTGGTATTGTACAGAGATAGGAAATATATTCAAAGTTGATAAGACTAATAAGTATAATTGTTATGAAGTTACACGGAAGGGTAAAGGAAAGGGATGGTGGATAGCAAAAAATCATGTAAGTATTGTGAAATGAAAATAATCGAAAATATAACACTTTACAGGTGTGATTTCTGCCGGAAAGAATTAAAGCGTAAACATGCAATGGTGTCACATGAATTACGCTGCCATGCTAATCCTGTTAATTATAGGCCATGCTTAGTTTGCGAACATCTTGAACGTAGGGATATTGAGTTTGATACAGGAATATCAGAATACAGTAACTATGAACCTATTTACAGGAAAGCTAGTACATTCTATTGCAAGGCAAAAGACATTTTACTGCTACATCCAAAGACGGCTTATTTTACCGGTCCCGGGGATTTAAGTTGTGTATTGTTAGATGGCAAAGAAACAAACCAGGAACAAATGCCTATTTCGTGTGAGGTATTTGATAGCATTGTTTTTCAAGCTACAAAAGATGCAGAAGAACTTATTAAAAAATAATATTTGGATGGAAGGAAATAAGTTTTAATTTTGCTTTAACTAAATATGTGTGCGCATATATTAGGGTCAAACAAAGAACGTTATTAGTCTGAGAAATCAGACGGTAAGTTTAGCCCGAAGATTCAAGCGCACACTTGAAGCCTTCGGGTTTCTTATTTTAGGACCGTATGGTTGGACGCGATTATCAAATTGATATGGCATCTACGATCATACGGAATGCGTTATAGGGGGATTCTGTATAAAGCGCAAGCGATAGTACTAAGGTAGAGGTCGCATGACAGACGGAGGGTGTATTTCCTTCGACAAGCAACTACCAGGCCACCGGGCATACACGTTTCGCGGTGGATGCTTACAGCACTGGCAATGCCCGACGAACAGGCGTTAGATTAGAGGCTGGATGCAAGGTAATACCTAATGCTTTTCGAGGCTTTAGGAGTAATATTACTTTGCCCCAGCCCAAACAAAGGCCCTCTAAACAATCGTTAACTAAATATATAAAACATGAGTAAAAGAAACAGAGGAAGATGGAGAGATAGGGTAAGAAAAAGAATAAATTATTTCAATAGAAAACTTGAAAAACCGTGTCGAGATGTTTTTCAATGTCAAGTAAATGAAATTTTCAATCAAACAGGAATATATTTTCTCCGACAAGGGAAAGAAATAGTTTACATAGGGCAAAGCGAATGCGTGATCTCAAGAATAGTAAATCACGTCCGCGATACTTCAAAAATATTCGACAGCTTTTCTTATTCACTATGTGATAAGACCGAGACTCAAAGAAGGCAAATAGAAGCATTCTTAATAAAACGCCACCAACCTAAATATAACGTTAAGTGTAAGGAGGAGCCAACTAGCGGAATTAGGGTTACATATCAGGCTATGTCCAAATAATAAACACCTGTTCATAACTATTTACCGCATTTATAATGCTGCATATTAAAAACATCCCTATATTTGTATCATTATGAGTAAGAGAAAAAAAAGAAAAGGTCGCCCACCGCTTCCTAAAGGAGAAAAAAAAAGTGAGATAAGATTTTTTGCCCACGACAAACATATAGACAAATGCGGTGGCGAAGAATCCGCCAAACAAATAGCCCTATCATCAATCGAAAACTTCGAACAAAACCTGGCTGCTAACGCTAAAAAATGAAAACCATAGAACAACTTAATCAAGAAAAGCTAAACGCGATTGCCGATGGTGAGAAGCTTGGTGATTATGAATTTAGATCAAATCTTGATGCTGATGAAAAGAAAGAAAAGAAGCTTAAAAACAAATACCGAAAACGGGTTGCTTTTATTAAATCCTGTATTCTATATTTAGAATCCAATCCCAGGGAATCTTTCGTGGTAGAAATGCGAGACGAGTGCACCAAAAGACTTGATATTTTAAATCGCAACCTCGCTTCCTGGAAAGCATCCATGCCTCAGCATCTAATGGAGAAGATCGCAAATCCAGACAAGTACTATTACGACAATATTGGTAAAGACGAAAAGAAGGAAATAAAAAATGTTACAAATCAGTTAAAGATGATTAATCATTTATTATCTAACTAATTCATAATGGCTTCAATACTCATATTGACAGGCGCTACGATAGATCGCGAAACCGAGGAAGGCTATGCTATAGGCGTGTCCTCTTATGAGGAGGAGATTCGGGTAAACAATCTTTTAGACGAAATGAAATTCGAAGCATTTGTTGCCGGAATGAACAAAAAATCATTAGAAGAAATCCAAAACTTTTTTAACAATAAAAAACAATGACTAAAAGAGCTGTAATCTCTAAATCAGAGAAAAAATTCAATCGCCCCAAAGGAAGTGCATATTTTATATACACTGAGCAAGTTGTGTATAAAACACAAAATCCTGATGGAACTTTTACATCTCAAACGAGGCATGAACTAGATAAATCAAGAAGATAATACGTATGAGTGCTCTTTATCCTAACTGCCTCAAAGCCTACTGGGACTGGTATCGTGCGAAATTCCGCATGGAGCCACAGTTTGACGGGTCCGACGGGAAGGGGCTGAAGGCGATAGTTAAGTATTTGGACTTGCAGGAGGCCGGGGAAGAGAATGTGTTAAAGAATTTCACGTCACTACTGAATAAATACGACTCTTGGACACCATTTCACCGGTCACAGACAAGACTAAGGCAGATAAGCGCAAACATATCAAACATAATAATTCATCTCAATGCAGGACAACAATCAGCAATTACAGCCGAAGGACTTATTGACGCATTCCGTAAAGCTACTCAATAACTACCTGTCTGTTTATAGGCAAGGAGGATTGGTGGTTACGGGTAAAGAAAAAGTTACGCTGGCTGCTGTGCTGGCAGAAGGGTCGTTTGATGTTAAGAATATGGTAAAAAGAGATCAGCTAGATACTATTGCAGCATTTTACCTTATGGCACTGAAAGAATTATGGTCCAACACATCAAATACTTTCACAAATGAATCTATAACAAGCTGCTCACTACTTATCATAAACCGTTATGGCGACTGGCATCCTAAAGAACTGATTATAGTGCTACGTAATGGCCTGGCTGGGGCTTATGGAAAGACATTCGGAAAGGTAAATACTGATGAAGTAATGAGGTGGGCGAAGGAGTATGATGAAGTGGAGAGGACTAGATATTTTGAACTAACAAATAACAAAAAAGATGAACTAGGCTGGAATGAAATGAATCCAGATTTGCTAAAAAAAATATTTAATCCATCAAAATATGCTTCTATAAAGCCCACTTATGTCCCAAGAGAACGCACTACCCAAGAACAACTCATACAGGATTGGATGAAAGAGTTTGACAAGATGTCTTTTGAGGCTAATGGAAAACGGTGGGTTGAAGTTCCTGGGGTTGATGGTGGTGGCCATCCTGAAACATTCACTGTCGATATTGAAGAATTTTTGCAGTATAAAATAAACCAACAAACCCAATGACCGAACAAGAATACATAAACGTCCGCGAACTTAGCCAAGTAGTTGCTGCCAGGGAAATGCTTCGCGGGATAGTTCCAGCCAATTCTAGGGTTATATCGTCAGATGAGCTTAAAGAAGTAGGTGAGATACTTGGAAGGTGGCAAGATGAATTGTTTAAATTAATTAAAACAGAATAATGGAAATAGAAATTATAATAGGCATTTTGTTTATCCATTGGATTGGCGACTTTGTGTTTCAGTCTGATTGGCAAGCTAAAAATAAAAGTAAAAACAATATAGCTCTTACGGCTCATGTTGCATCGTATAGTTTTTGTTGGCTTGTAGCATGCTCGATGTCTGTTTTACTAACAGATGAAAGCATACTGATAATACTTTTTCCTGTAATTACTTTTGTGCTCCATTGGATAACTGACTATTTTACTAGTCGTATAAACTCAAAATTATACGCCGAAAATAAAATACATTATTTTTTCGTATCTATTGGTTTCGATCAGATATTGCATTACGTACAACTTATTTTAACATATAAACTTTTAACATATAAACTTTTAACAACTATATGATGACAACAACAAATTTCAAAGTAGGACAGAAGGTGGTGTGTGTTAGGTCTGGCGAGGCTAGTGATAGAAAACGAACAGAGACTGTTTTTGTTTACAAGGAAAAACAGTATACGATAAAAGATTTCGGGTATTTGGAAGAATCGGATGTAAATATTGCTTGTCATTGGGTTGAACTTGAAGAAGTGGAGGGAAAATGGGGTTCAAATAGATTCCGTCCGCTTGCCTACTCGCACTCCATCTCAGCAACCCTAGCGTCCACTTGTCTAAAAGAAACACAAATCGAAACCTCCGACACTCCTATAAAGGATCCAAGTCCGAAACCCGAAAAAGAAATAGCATGAAATACACATTTGCAACAAATATTAACGGCAAAGGATTGACGGGCGTGATTGATGTTGAATTGGGCTCAATAGTTTGTTATTGTTCAGAGAAGCAGTCAAAGTTAGTGTTGGAAAAGTTAAATCTATGCGAAGTGTTAACCAAAACCATCTCCGACCTCAACGCCCACATCTCCCGCTTGGGTGCTGAGAATGAGAAGCTGATGGAGATAAATGCGCAATTAAGAAAGGAAAGTATATGAATATAATTTTTAAAGCACTTGTTGGAAGTCATGCTTATGGTACAAACATAGAAGGGTCTGATTTTGACATTAAAGGAGTTTATTTGCAATCCCCCGAAGAGGTTCTTGACTTAGGGTACAGGGAACAAATTACCGTAAATAAAGATGAGGTTTATTATGAGTTAAGGCGTTTTATTGAGTTGTGTTGTACCGGAAATCCAACTATGCTAGAGCTTTTGTATACTCCGGATGATTGTATAAAAGAGATTCATCCTTGCTTTATGAGGCTTATTGAAAATAGAGAAAAATTCTTATCCAAATCATGCAAGTTTTCTTTCGGTGGGTATGCCTACAGTCAGATAGGAAAAGCTAAGGGGTTAAATAAAAAGATGAATTGGGAAAAAGATAAAGTAGAAAGAAAGACTATTCTTGATTTTTGCTATATACTTACTCCTATGGGATCACAACCTATACGCGAATGGCTCAGGATTCAAAGAGGAGAAGCGACACGGCAGGAATATTATGGCGTATCAAAAGTGCCTAATTGCAGAGATATGTTTTATATTTATCCTAAAGATCAGGAAGGATTAGAGTATCATGGACTTTGCAATTCCGACGAAAGTTCAAATGAATTGCGCATGAGCAGCATTCCGGTAAATCAAATCGCTAAATGTACAGCAATGTCATACAATAAAGATGGCTATATTGAGCATTGCAAAGATTATAATCAATACCAGGTTTGGCTAAAAGAGCGCAACACTCAGAGGTATGTTGATATTGACGAGCACGGACAGAAAATTGATGGCAAGAATTTACTTCATTGCTATAGGCTTCTTGAAACTGGAGTGGAGATAGCAAAGTTTCATACAATAAATGTACGCAGGCCAAATGCCGCTTATCTTATTGAAATACGTAAGGGGAAGCATAATCTTGAAACTCTATTGAAGCAATCAGAAAGCAAAATGGAAGAATTAAATAAAGAATTTGATTTATCTACCCTTCCGGACAAAGCGGATCGCGGATTTTTTATGTCATTAATGCCTAAAATAAGAAAAGAATATGAATCTACCAGAAATATATCTTTGCGATATAGACGGCACTCTTGCTGATTTTAAACATCACCGGGGGCCGTTTGATGAACATAAGGTATTAGGAGACAAACCGCTTCCTACTGTAAGGATTATAAATTCTTTAATTAGAGATGGAAATAGAATTATTTTCTTTTCTGGAAGGACAAGTAATTGTCATAAAGATTCTTGCGAGTGGATAAAAAATCATACTGGTGAATACAATCCTGAATTATATATGAGGGAGCCAAAAGATAACCGTTCAGATGATATAGTGAAAGAGGAGATGTACGATAAGTGGATTCGAGGTAAATATGAAGTGATAGGCGTATTTGATGATCGATTGAAAGTTTGCAGAATGTGGAATAAGTTAGGATTATTTGTATTCAACTGCAATCAAGGATTAATAGAATTTTAATATGTCCACTTATTATCTATACACAGCAATCTTCATCCTCCTTACCTTCCTTGTGGTGGTGGGGAGGACAATATATAATCATAGGAATGACAAGTAGTTAATATGAAAAAATGTTTGGCAAGCCAAATAACCCTGAGTATGTTCTTTGTGCGGCAATTCATTTTAACGATGGCGAACAATACGATCATCAGCCACAAAACATTGAAAGAGGGTTTGTTATGTGCGGGCGCAGGCATCATAATATATACGTTTCTGTTATGATAATCAATGGAAAAGAAATGACAGCTATTGAAAGAATGACTGAAGCAAACGGAAAGGCAATACAGGGATTTTTAACAAGCAAAGGCAGATTTTTAAATAGAGAAGAAGCCGGAAAACTTGCCTATGAAATGAAACAAACAGATAAATTAACGCACTGTTTATTTAGTGAGGATTTATATTAAAACAAAATGACCAACCCCGACTTCTCCAACTTCACCCCCTGTCCGAAGGCTGAGCCTAAACCAAAGAAGGTGTATGCTGGGTTAAAAAGGACAGCTTTAAAGAAGAAGTGGCCTGAACCAAAAGGGAAACGTGAGTTTTTCCGGTCAATATGGGAAAAGTGCGGCGGCTTGTGCATGGTTACGGGGCATCCATTTCCCATGAATAGCAGTTATTCGTACATGCACGTCCTGGCACATGGCCCTTTTGAAAGGTTTGAATTTTATGAAAAAAATGTTTTGTTTGTAAATCCGCGTATTCACACACTTTATGATAACGTAGGCAAGACTAAACTACTTGAAGAATTTCCGGAGGCGGCGTGGATTTTTGATTTGAAAGAAATTTTGCTAATGGAATATAACCGGCTGCCGACTATTTAAACTAAAACAAATTATAGAATTAGAGAGACTATAAAAATATTAATCAATTAATAAATATAAAATGGGGTATAGAACACACATTGGAATTATTTCAAAGAAAGAATATAATGAAATAAAATCTTTTAATCAGGAGCAACTTAATTCCTATAAGGGCAATAAAGATAAAGATGACTATATAGGAGCATGGGAAATAGCTCCATCATTATATGAGTTTGGGAAATATACAGAATTTGATGATGAAAAATTTTATAAACCATTTTGGGATAATGAAGAATTTCAAGAATACTATGAAGGCGATTTTTGGGTGGTAGAAAAAGAATTTTTGAAACATATTATTGAGCATTACAAAAACAAGGTGCTTTCATATTATGAAAATTTACTTACCGCAGATGGAATACAGGAAGAATATGGTAGGTTTAAAAAAATAACCGAAGACGGAATAAGGAACTTATCATTTGAAAAGAAGGTTGAATGGTTTGACCACATTAAAAATATTTGGTCAGAATGGAAAAATGATTTTGCTATTGATATGACTCACAGAGAGAAAATAACAGGGAGCTGGAAGTATGAATATTCACTATTTGAATTGGCTAGAATTTATAAAACTTTTGATTGGGAAAACAATATAATGGTTTATTATGGATATTAATTTTGTAAGGCTGTTATCATATTTCAATGTAAATCCAATTATTTTATAATTAGAAAAAGAAATATTTAATTATGACCGAAACCATCTCCGCCGCCGAATACCAGGCCCGTTATGGGCGTAAGGCTACTTTAAAACTTAATCAAGAGAAGTCCGCTTCAATAAAAAAAGGCCGCTCCGCACTCTCTGAGCCACCTACAATCGACTCAATTGAGTCCGACGGCAAAATGGTCAAGATAACGCTGGCGGGGCTTATACCGGGGCTTAATGGGAAAAATGGGCTTATGTCCGAGCACTGGAGTATGCGATTAAAGCGTAAAAAGGCAATGATGATGAGGTTAAAAGTGCTAAATCCACCTAAATTTAAAGGAATAGTTGAAATTTCATTCAAAACATACGTTTCTATATTGTCTGATACTGAAGATAATCTACCGGCAAAACGAAAGGTGTTGTATGATTGCTTTGTTACACTTGGGATTATAGAAGGGGATAGTCCATTTATACTTAAATCAACTCCTCCTCAGCAAATAAAGTCTAGGCGTAAGGATCAAAGGGTCGAAGTGATTATTAAATCAGTAAAACAATGAGTGAATTATTATTTATTATAGGATATAAATGTCCTGCATGTGGAAACGAAGTAGGGACAGAAGGAATTGGACATGATGATCCTGTTTATTGTTTAAGGTGTCCGGACGGTGAATATACCGACATGGAGCCTATTTATGAAGAAGCAAATAATAATGAGGATGAGTAAAGAATTTTCATTATACGATTCTATTGTCTCTGTTCATGAGATTGTATGTGATAACTGTTCTTTTAAGGACTATGTTCATACAAATGATTGCCATGAAGCATGCGAATACTTTTACGAAGAAGGATGGCGTGTTCCGAGGTCAAAATGCTACTGTCCTAACTGTATAAAAAGGAAATTAAAAACAAAGAGGAAATGAAAAGGTTTATTATAAAACACTTCAAATACGAAGCAATGCAATTCAAATTCATGAGAAAGTGGATGGGTGGAGATTATTTTAAAATTCAACCTAACTTACCTATGGGTCCATTTTGGAGTGATATTATAATTACAAGCTGCCAGTCTGTATTAACAAAACGAGAATCTTATCCCACAAATTAAAACCATAAAATTATGAGTTCAGCTTTATTAAAAAAATGCGCAAATGTTTTAAGAGATGTTGATTATTTATTTGATGAATTAAACAATGAAATAAATAATTTAGATGAAGAATTAGGTAAAAAAGAGGATGAAATTTCAGCACTTAAAGAAAAAATACAAGAATTAACGGAAGCTAAATGAGCATTTACTTAATAAAAAACCGTGCGGGTACTTTCAGTCCACTTGACGCCAGCGACTTTGAAGCCGCAAACTCTATTCCTCCTGGCAGTGTAGTGAAAGCAGAGAAAGCGCGTAATTACAAATTTTTAAAGAAAGCAATGGCTCTTCTAAATCTTGGATTTCAGAATCAATCCGAATTTACAAACTTCGATTCCTACAGAAAGATGAAGACAATAAATGCTGGATTTTTCGATCTTGCCCCATTCGCCGTTAAAGATCTTGCCGGAAATTATTTCACTACACAGATTCCTATCGCTCATTCTCTTGCGTTTGATAAAATGAAAGAATCCACTTTCGAAAAAGTATTCAACGCCATACTCGATATAATTGCCTCAGACACATTAACCGCTCCTGAGCAACTAAGGAGAGAAATAGAAGGATTCTATTAAGATCATTCATTCGTCAACTCCTTATAATGACAAGTCAATATCTCATCTTCCATTAAAATAGGCGGTTGTATTCCTATAGATGGCGGCAATAGTTCCAGGTTGCTTATTATTTCTTTTAGAGAACTTATGATCTGCTCAGTAGTTCCCTTTCCTTCGATTTTAATGTGTGATTTAAACATTGTGTAAGTGGTTGGTTTAGTGATTGTTGTTATAGTTAATATCCTTTTTTGTTTTATTTTTAAAAATTGTTTAGTCTTTTATAAAATTTTCTCTCCTTTTGATTTGATCTAACATTCCTTCTGGATGTTCAAAGTCCAAGCATGCAAGAAATCGGAGATTTGATAATTCCTTTTCAGTCTCAGCCCTGTTAATTTTGTCCATCATTTCGTGCTCCCGGTCAAGGGGAGACTTTAGTAGTAGGTCTTTGGTGTGGTGGCGCATGGTGAATGTGGGTTTTAAGGTTATGGATCAATAAAATCTTCGGTTTCTTTAGCTTCAATTTCAATTATTTTTTTATAAAGCTCTTTTATTTGGTCTGAATCAAGATCAACTCTTACATATCTTTCGGTTTGAATATCATCGGATAGCATTTCAAAAAAAGTTATTGACTTAACGTATCCTTTATGCTTTCCTATGTTGTTTGGTTCATCCGTGTAAATGAATTTTTTATTTTCCTTAATTGCATATTGATATTCTTCAATAATGAAATCCTTTCCACTTTTTGATACAATTGTTTTCATTTTATGATTGTTTTTTATAAATTTCCTTCAGTAAATTATTCAACATCTTTTCCATCATAGCCAGCTTACCCTTACATTCTGTTTTGCTTATCACTGCCAGAAGGTCTTGCTCCTTGTCGCGGAGGTAGTCGAGGTAAAAGGGGCGGGTGTGGCGTTTCATAGGCTTATCCATCTTCTAATGGTTACTCTTGCAAAACTTTTATTGTTTCTTGTGAATAAACTGTTTTGACTTCCAAAATAGTTATCAGGAATCCAGTCGTTCATTTCGTGCTTAATTAATTCTTTTTTACATAACTCCATAAGTAACTCTGAATCTCTTTGTGAAGATAATTTTTCCGGAATTTCAAACTCAAAACTTTCATTTTCATGTTTTTTTCCTAATTTGTCTAGTCCAAATACTTCACATTCACATTTTACGCATGCTAATCTAGATAAACACTGGCTTAGTTGTTCGGGCGTAAGCTTTATTTTAGCAAAAACTGTGTTTGACAAATCATCCTCTATGTTAATTTCGGTATAGTCGCTCCCGATTAGTATACTGATTCTTGCTGATGAAAGTTTCATATTTTTTAGTGTTTAGTTGATTAATTTCTTGCCCTTCGCCCTAATTTTCGTTCGGTAAATGACCGCTACCCGTGCGTCCACTTGCGTCATTATTATCATCACCTGAAATTATCCAAATAAATATTATCACAACCCCAATAGTGAGCAGCGTACCGAATATTTTCAGGTCGTGATATGTTAAGGTCTGGAGTATTGTCATGGTGTCTGTGTTTTTATATCCAAAACGTTACTTCTTCTATTTTACCGTCTATTTCGTGTATTACAGTGCTATAGTCACGTTTTAAGTGGACCACCGTATCAATGTAGTGTTTATCTACCTGAGTTGTAATACACGTCATGCGATCCTTTATCATGTGTATCCTGGCAACCTTCCCCCTATCATCCGTTAGCCCATTGGCAAAGACGTTGATTATGTGGTATGATTCGAGGGGGTTGAGGGGGCAGGATGATTTCTTCATTGGAAAAGATATATTGATAGTATGATCATTATTAATACAATTACAAACAACAATTCTAATTCCAAGCCGCTAATATATGCGATCATTATAGGTTCATCAATAGAATAACTAGCGCACATAAATATTATTGGTATAATTTGACTCAAAATCAATGCGCCTATAATTCGTTTTATTATTTTATTCATATTCATAGTGTTTATTCCCGCCGGAGTTAGTGTTGTTTAGAGTGTCTTTTAATTAATTTGAAAGCTTCGTATTGACATTGGTGTATACCTGAATTATTTGGACCGTCCCAAGGCCCCTCTAATTGTTTTAATGCTATATAGCAGTCTTTTAAACATTCAACCAGCTCATCATAACCGTTTACAGCAGTTACAATGCGCTGCGCGTTGGCTGATGCTTCGTATTTTCCGTATTCTCCATCTTGCATTTCTACATTAGCGATTATTTTCCCACCCGCAACTATTTTAAGGGCGTACGTTGAATATTCTCCCTTTGTATGTTTACTTTCTTTTTCCATAGTGTTTCGCGTTATGCCGCCGCCGCGTTGGTTTGGGTGGTTAGTCTTTGGTAAAACAATCCTTTTTCCGATCAATAATGTATGAGTGTTCCGAACCTTCTACCTTTATTCCTAAATAATCAAAAGCATCCATTGCGGCCCATCTTGCATTTTCATAGGACTTAATATCTCCTTCTTGCTCTGAACGAGATCCAAGTCTAAGAATGTGACCTATTGCTAGGGCTGCAACTTGCTCTGCTTGTTTTTTGTTGTCAAATTTATCTTTCATGATTTCTGTTTTTAGTGATTATTGTTTTGATTCGTCCCCTAAGGGCGGCGGCAAGGAGGTAATCTTAGCAGATAAACCCTCCCGCCGCCGTGTGCCCGTCTCTACTCAGGCAGTTTTGTTGATGATGATTATACAGGTTGCTATTGTCGTTCCGCTCTCTTTAAACGCTCCGGCTGGTACTTCCTCAATGTCTGCCCCTACTTTGTCTAGGAATCTTTTAAATGCAATCTCTTTTTTATTAGTTGAGTGCTGGAAATGTTTTGAGCAAATAGATACTAATTTTCCGCCCTTTTTTAGTCTGGCGTACATTTCGGCAATGTGATCAATATCCTGATTCTTGCTGAATGGGGGATTTGCAACGATTCTATCAAAATGTATGTTTTTTACATTTGTAGATGTATGCGTCCCTTTTGTTATCTGATCCGCTAAAAAATCTTCTCCAAGTATTACACAGTCTTTAATTTTACTCAGAACATTTCTATTTATGTCCATCAGTTCAAAGGCGTGAACGATTAAAGAGGGACATTTATCTAACAGGGCTTTAACTATTGCCCCCTGTCCGGCTGAGGGCTCTAGCACGGTCAAATCTCCGCTTGATATATCAGCCAACGAAACCAAGTATTTTGCTAAGTCTGGCGGAGTGGCAAAGAATTGAAACTCTTTTTTAATATTAACGCTTTCCCCACCCATTAAACGATTAATATACGGTTCTGCATCGTTAGGGAATACGAAAGAGTTTTTCTTATAAGTTGCTCCGGCATTTAATAACGCTGCGCGAATGTCTTTGTAGTTGTCCAGCATTTCAGATGGAAGCCATACGGTATTTCCTCCGTATGTACATTTAGATAATGATTCTTGAAAGGCGTTCATGTTTTCGCGTGGCTCTATTTGTTTAACTTGTACTGGTTGCACTTTTTCTTTTTTAGCTGGTTTTGTGCGATCCATGTGCTGATTGAATTGTTCTGTTAGGTTCATAATTTTGAGTGTTAAAATTGTGGTTGTTTATTGAGAATCGCTCATTTCTTCTTTTGTCACATTGGCATCACTTGCCAAATATTCCTTATACTCATCTTCTCCAACTGTTCCCAGATAGTTACCTCCTCTAGTGCATATTCTAACAACTCCGGCATGATCTCCAAAACGCTCATCCTCTCTAATTTCAAAAACTTGGTTTAATTTTTCTTGATTCAATGATTTCATAGCTTCAAATATTTCTCTTGGTTTAACCCCATCTGGACGATCAAAAGTTATTTTAACTTCTCTGTATTTTCCGGGAACTCCATTGTTATACACTCCGTCTTTCCATCCATTGCCAATTGTTTCCCTTTCCCATTTAATAGAAAAATCCTTTTTAACTTTTCCGGTAAATTCATCTTGTTTTACTTCATTAATTCCCATAAGTGAATTATACATCTTCTTTTGCTCTGAATTAAGCTTATCAACGCCTCCAATCATTGCAATAAACTTCGCTATCTGCTCAGGCTTGGAATAGATGGTTACGCCAGTCCATTTAGTATGCCCTTTTTCATCCTGAAACATTACTCCTATATTGGAGTAAGTGGATTTCTTTACAGCATTCTTTCTTCCGTTCTTCGGATTGATTGTATAGCTGCAAAACCTGTCACCCTTTTTGGGCGTTGTTTCAATCCAATAGAATATTGAAGTTCTAAGTCTGAACCCATAAGGATAATCTTTTACCTCTAATGGGTTTGCTTCGGTGTAGTTGAGTAGTGGTTTCATTTGTAGAGAGTTTAATTGGTTGTTGTATACATAGTTTAACGGAAGGGGGAGGGGAAAGGTTACGTTATTGTAACAATTATTTTTATTTATTATATTGGCTTGATTTTGTAGGGTAAAAAGTGTAAGAATTATAACCGTTATTTTTTTCATCAGCTAATCCATTTTTTCTTAATTCCTGATAAACCTCTGAGGTGATAGAAGAATAGCTTTTTTCAACGGTTGGTGAAAATGTCATAGTTTCATATTTACCGTCTTCAAGTTGGAAAACAACCCTTTCGTTTGTATTGCCATAAAGATTAGCTTCCCATTGCCAGTAAATGATTCTCTCCTCTCTGTTATTTGTTTCCGGATATTTTGGTTTATCAAATAAATAATCTTCGCATTTAGATTCATGCGCTCCTCCGGTTTGAATAAGGAAATTATATAGTTTTTGAGCCAGCGGAGTTAATACTGTTTCTGTTTTCATTTTGTAGAGATTAGATGATAAATTTTTATTATATTTTTGTGAATTTTGAAAATCCAATATATTTTACGTGAGTTACTTTTTCCTCCTCCTTTAAATGATAGAAATTACCCCTATCAACAAATACAATTTTACCACTATTGAGTTTTATTTCAGCTCCTGTGTGTGCTGAAATATAAAACCCGCTTACTTCTGATCCATCAGCATGGAATAAATGATACTTACTTCCATCTAATGAAGTGTATAAGTGAGTAGTTAATCCTGTTTCGGTATCTGTGTATGTTCTTTTTGTTTTTGTCATTGGCGTAGAGAGTTATTGTTTATATATACCACTATAACGATAAGACTTTGATAAAGGTTACAATAATGTAACAAATAATTTCATTTGTTTAATATTATAAAGATTTACAAGCATTTAAAGTAAAATTTATTCCGGGGCGCACCAAATGATATGCTTTAATTTGCACTTATATCCTAGTTTGCTTAAAATTTGCTCTTGTTTATATTCGTTAAGTTGTCCTTGTTTGTACCTGTGCCTCCACTGCCTGAAAGTATTATATTCAATATCATCATCAAAATCTTTCCGCTTCATCTCAGCAAAGCAGTGTGTTATGGCTTCGTTTGTTGTCATAGTTATGTAACTTAATGTTACAAAGATATTAAAATGTAGTCCACTTGATATATACGCAAATAATTTATTTATGTTACACCATATCAGAATAATTAATATCTTTGTCACATGAAACAGTTTCTAAGGCTTTACCTCCGCGTGTTCTCCCTAAAATAATAGGTGCAGTCCTCGCAGGGTAAGGCTATGCGGTAAAAAGATAAAATGACATTAGGAATAGATAAGCTAACTAATGATGAATTACTAAAGGTAGTTATTGCGTGTGCTGAAATGGCGCAAACATCCATTGCGCAAGTAGCAGAAAAACTTGAAAAAAAAGATTTAGAACGGTTAGTAAATACTATAGTAAGACACAAAGAGCTTTGGAGCTCAAAACCAAAGTAAACACACGCCCACTTATATTTTAATAAATGCCAAACAAACCTTACTTAATAAGATTTAATTCCAGGGAAATAGCTGGTAAATTTTACATGTCTGATGGAAGAGAGATAAACACAGGCATTTATGAGAAATATATTAATCATATTTGTGATTTAACGCTAGAAGAGCAAGATATTTTATTTGAGGAGTATATAGAAAATGAAGAGCGTATTAACAGGATCACTGAAAACATATTTAATCTATTAAAATGAGCGAAAGATCCGACAAAGCCGACCTATTAGCCCAAAACATTAAGTCCACTTGCAGCAAATTACAGCAAGAAATGGAAGACAAGCCTTATATAAGGCCAGGTAAAGGCGAAACAAAGATTTGGAGTAATTTAGCTGATTTAAAGGATTTGTTACCTGAAAACAAAAAGACAGGATATGCGCACTTTACTGAAGAAGATGACGGATTCTATGATTTATAGCTAAACCACAGCAAACACACGTCCGCGACACAAATAATTTAACTGCCAACCAAAACACGAAGCCCATTTGACACCAAAACCAAAGACTAAAAAGGCAGCCAAACGCAAATCAAAGGTTTGGTACAGAGTCAAACAACTAAGAGCATTACTCAAATACATGGGTAAATAGGCTTTATACTCAACACATAGGCAGAATAGCCTCCAACCATTAGACGTAAAACGAGATAAAACATAGAGAATAAGCATTAAATGCAATTGTATAGACGTTAAAGTTGCTATATTTGCGCAATGACAACACGAAAAGGCTATCTATTTAAGAAAGGCGATAAAGTATTGCCATTAGTATATCTATCACTTAAAGCCATTTGCCAGGAATATGGACTAAACTATTACAGCGCAGTAAGAGGTAAGCGGACATTTCCTATGAGGGGCGAGATAATGGAGGTTGTGATACACGGATATGGTAAGCGCGGCAAATCATTTGGCAGATAAATACGTACCTGTCAGTCCACTTGGATCCAAAATTAAATACCCTTCTTAGTAACACCAAACGCATTACTAACAGGAACAGCAGGCATTAACAGCAAGTCTTCCAAAGTATATCCGAAAGACAGGGCAAGCTTAGACAATATAGAAATTCCACAGAATTTAGTCTTTCCGTTGCAAATGTTATAGGCGAACGTACAGGAGCATCCAGCACGTTTTGCAATGAATGGATAACTTAGACCCTTTTCATCCTTTAAACGCTTTATATGATTGCCTATCAGGCTAATTATAGCCATATTACTTCGCTCTATCAATTCCTCCGTGAAAGGGAGATGGGAGTAGGATCCGGAGGCAGGGATGCGGTAATTCCTCATAACAAAGCAAAGGTACAAAGTTTTTTATTCAACAAAACATAATTTTTCTCGTTATTTAGTCAAAACATGGCTCCACGGCCAGCACTAACAGATCCTAATTAGCTTAACAAATAAATTTGTTCTATAATTTACATTATATTAAATTGTTTAACTATTTGCGTAGGAATTAATCACTTACAAAGCACGCTTTCTATTACAACTCATTACAAAGCTAATACGACACTTTCCCTTTGAGTGGAATAACAGTACGTTAGTAAAATTATAATTGATTAAACGCGAATTGTGAGAAGATTATTTTCGCGTATTCCTGACTAAAATCTCTCATATCTGCCAGACTTGAAAAACTACTTTCAGTTTTGATGCCACCCGGTCGAAATTTTCGCGTTTTCCTTTGGCGCGCATACCCCATTCGCTATAGGCGTTATCCCCACCCATCCCCCGCACGATCCACTTATATCTAACTCATTTCCGCCACCCACTTTCCAACCAGCTCGTCTATCTTCTCCACGCTAAACGGGTGTATTCCGAGTGACTGTCCGCAGCAACCTACTGTGCAGTGGCAAATATAAAGCCCCATGCTGTTATACGGATCGGGATTGATTAGTACACCTATCTCTGCTGTAAGATTTGACTTACCGACAGGTGTTTTTATGAATTTGCTGTAATATACACCACCTGACTGTTTGACAAACATGGGTCTGAAGCTCCATAGGATAGTTTCTGGTTTATACCCTGCTTGTTTTAACTGTTTTATCATTTAAAGATTTTATCATCAATCAGTTGGCTGTAAGCTTTCATAATAACTTCGCTTTTTGACAGAATCACGGTGTAGATGTCTTCTCCCAGGTATCTGACTTGATGAAAGGTAACTTTAATATCAGTGTTGTTGTCATCTATTGACTCGATTATGGCTTTAAGATGTGATATAGAGAATGGTTGCTTTTTTGGAACAAGTGGACTCATGGGCAGTTTCTTCTCTTCAAACCACTGAGGATTATTCTCTACAAGATTAGATGAATAGCTTTTAAATGGGTTATCTTCATGAAAATAATATCTGCCATTATCTTCATCTAATTTTTTTAGTTCAGCTCCAGCTTTAATATCCGGCAGGTCTTTCTTGAGGATGTAGGTCTTTGGCTGTGTCATTGGCTTGATGCTGTAATAGGTTTGTTAAAGTCTGTTTTTAAGTTTGTTGGAATATCGCAATCTTTCAGTCTGTCATTTACAATAGGCTTCACATCCCTCACATTCACCCCATCCGTCATATCCTGGCAGGCGTTGAGATCGCAAGAATTGTAATGTCGGATCCGACCCTCAGCTTCAAGTATTATTGTGAATATGTAATTATCATGCGCAAATGGCTCTACGCACAGCACTCTTCCGCGTCCATGCGGAGTGTTGACCCATAGCTTTAGTTCGGAGGGGAGGAATGAGATGGCGGAACTCATGGATTTAGTTTTTTAATAAGTCTGTCAATAACAATATAGGCCATGTGTTCACACGAGGTTTTGTCGTGTTCTCCGAAATAGGATCTGATTAGTTTAAGATCCTTTATCTCCTGTGGAGTTATTTCAATTGTTATTTTCATGCCCTTTAAATTAAGTCAACACCAAACAATCTTAGCCTTACAGAGTATGTTAATATGATTTTACCGGAAAGACCGTTACGCCTTGAGAATAAGCAATTGTCGGCTTTTCTTATACTGATCCAGTTTTTAATATATGTATTATCGCGCATTAAATCGCAGTGTTTTGCTGGTTTCATTTTGCTTTCCTGCCTTTTTCAATAAACTCCATAACTATCCTTGATCTTAGGTCAAGGAGTTGCCGATTGGAGGAGTAGTTTATGTTTGTTATATTGGTTTCGGATTCGGCAAGTGGACGTGAGGATGCTGATGCAATGGATCTAGTTTCATCATACTTGCACTTACATGGATGCCTGTAGCATTTATCACAAAAGCCGATGTATTTGTTGTTATTATTGCTACTTTGAATCATTATAAAATTATTTTACATACCAACTGCCACTACAATTTCTGCTTACTGCATAATCTTTATTGCATTCACAGCAATGATAACTATATGTACCTGTGGCACAATTAGGATTTGTATTGTTTCCATTCTGGTCATAAACTGGTGGATAGTAAGATAGTGTTACGATGCCTCCACCTAAAAATCTTCTTGTAGTTGCTTCTTTGCAGAAAGGGCATATAGGGATATTGTTAGCGTATGTTACAGTATCATCATCATTATTACCATGAACTAGCGTAACATATTTTGAAACAATAAAAGGATACAACCAATATGTAGGATTTTTTTCAAAATCATATTCTGCAAGTCTATGTCTAAATATCATATTGTCTGTGTAGGAGCCTGATTCTTTAGACGTATTTGCGTAAATTATGTGTGTATCTTCTTCCGGAACATATATTCTCGAAATTTCACATGAATCTAAAAAATAAGTTTCGTAATTTTTAATAAACTGAGCGTGAGCAGATAATTGAAATAAGCAAAAAATAAATAATAATTTTTTCATATTTTTTTTAATCCAAAAATGAAATCAGTATGTATTTCAGGTATTTTATCATGTACAATTTGTGCAATATAACATGCCGAAAGAAAAGTATTAAGACCAGGAATAAATATTACAATTACTGCACACAGTCCAGGCTTATCATATTTCCAAAGTCCTGTTTCGTATTCTTTTTTAACATCTAAATATCCACCTATTAAAGATAATAAATAGATGCTCCAACAAATAAATACGTGTTTATTTTTCATGATTACTTTTATATGTTGGGATTTTGACTTACCATCTCCATCTGTTCCTCACTATACCAGGATCCATATTTTTGAAGCGAGTATCTGTGGACACCTTGAGTAGTTGTCATTCCGCATACAATATCAACCTTGCCAACAAGTTTTGATTGCAAGTCAAACCACCACATATTCTCATCTTCGGCTATTAATGGGAGCTTCATCTTCGGTTCGCCCGAATGTTTATTTTGCCAAATAGGATGACCATATTTAACAATCTTAATCTTATCTCCTATACCGTATAGTGGTGGTTGTTCGCTGCTCATTTTGTATTTTCTTCTTTGTATTTGGCGTAGAGTTGTTCTGTAGTTAATAAATAAATACCTGTACTTCCTCCACTACCAGCAGGAGGGTGAGCAGTAATCTTATCTGTTGGACTTAATTTGCCTATCCACTCCGCAAACCCCACCGCCTCCTCTTTCGCCTGTTGCTGCTTTTTGGCGAGGAGAGTAACACCTATTTCTTTTAAATCATTTATCCCTTTCTCGTAAGAATCCAAATCATACAATAGATACTCTCTGGGGTCCAAAAAATTAATCAAATATCTACCACTCGGCAACTCCTCCCCCGCTACTTCCGCCAGCTTGTCGGCGTGGTAGGCTTTGTTTTCTGATTGAACGTATCTCGTTAATTTATTAATTGCCAGTATCCTGTCAAAGCCTTCTGCTTTAAATTTAAAATCTGTGCATTCATCTAAAATTTCCAATAATTCTTTTTCTATTTCTTCAAAGGTTTTTTTCATTGAGGTTTCTGATTATTATGTTAATTGCAATATTTTTTTGAGTTCAATAGCAGCGGTAATAAATTGTGACTTAAAACTTTCCCAATTAATTCTAGTGACTGTATATGCTTCTCGTTTAGTATATTCAGATACGATAAACAAACCATATCCTGTCGCTTCTAATTTTTCAGGATACTTTTCTTCATATGTAGGAATTTGTATCTGAATAGCCCTTCGTTCTTCACCTTGTTTTGTTCTTAAAAAAATCGCCAAGCGATACGGTTCTATTATTGAACACCATGCATCCAATCCATAAGGTTTTAAATCAAAATTATTACACATAGCAAGCTGTTCAATAGGCACTTCATTTAACATCATGTTTCCGCTCAATATTTCTTCCGGCTTCTTTTTCATTTGGGTTGTTGTTTGTTGTGAATTAATCCTCCCCATTGCTGGGCCATTGCTTTTGCGATACCAGGGAAGGTTTTACTTGAGTCATTTTGAGAAATATTTTTGAAGTGAAATGATTGTCCTCTTTTTTTACCGCCCGTGTTCGATGGCAGATATGGTTTATGATCCTGAATGAATTGAGTAGGTTTTAAACATGGTAAACCGATTAACCACAACAAGGTTTCTTTGCTAAATGGTTCTCCAAACATGAAAGGCTGTATACTTTGGGTGTGCGGAGGTAAGAAAGCAACTTTCAAAGGGACTGGATTTTCAATAGCTATTTTACTTATTCGATGCTCTATTGCGCATTCTAAAATATTAATAAAAAATTCCCTAGCTAATTTACACTTTCTAAATCTCTCTATGTTTATGCTTGTTTCACTCATCCCACTTGGTGTTGTGTGCATCCATCGAGCTCCAGCTTTGCTCATGTACGTACATGGAGGATGCGCTATAAGCACATCCCAATCCTTTAATTTTATAGCCTCAAAAATATCCATCTGCAAATGCCACTCAGGATGTCCACCCGAACACTCTTGCAGATCGCAACTATAAGCTTCGTGTCCTAATTCCCTGAATGCTTTGCATACTGCCTGTGATTCTTCGCATCCCACAAGTACTTTCAATTTATTCCCGTTTATTATTTCTTGTGGTGTCATGGGTTTGCCTTAAAATGATGTATTATGCCTTAAGCCAACGTTTGGATTAATTTTTCTTTGAAGTTCTCTGGATAAAAATCTTCGCTCAATCATTGCGTATGTTGAAGGGCTTACACATATTAATTTATTTTCATCATACGCCTTTTGCAATAACTCATCGTCTGTAAGATATACAAGTTTCTTTTCTTCCCACTCAGGAACTTGAATTTTACCTATTGGAGTTTCAGCATATAAATGCTTACTAATTAAATGAGGGTTAGTTTTAATTTTCATCTTACTTATTTTTTAATTGTTGCTCCCCCAACCACTTCACCGCAGCCTTTATGCCTTCGGTGGAGGCGGTGATGGGGGAATCGTATTCTTCAGTTGTGCTTCTATTTTTATTTGGGAATATAGTCACTCCAATAAATCCATGATTGTAATCTCTGCTTTCAATCTTTATCTTATGCTTTTCCCATAACCATTCCTTAACCTGTTGCCATAATGGAGCAGCGCAATATCCTGCATGAATATTGTAATAACCATTTCCAGAATTAGTCCAATTACTTAATCCCATTAAAGATTCTTCTCCATCTGTGTTTCTATATGCTGAAAAACAGATTTCATCAAACCCCAGTTCTTTAAGTATTTTGCTTGTTTTATAGTCGGCGAATAGGTTTTTCATGGGGTTATTGTTTTGGGCGGTTCAGGCAAAGGCATCCAGTGTGTAACGTCTTCACATGGACAATTCCAATTATCTGAATCAAAAGTTTTTTTATCGTAAAATATTCCATCTTCCGCCCATTCCGCTATTGCTTCTTCAGACATCAAGCGACCTATATCAGTAACTTTGTGTTTTGTAAATATAAGCACACATACGTCTTCTTCTGGCAGATTATCTTCCACCGAAATCCACCTTGATTTTTCAACTTCCATCATCAGCTCCTTAACTTCTTGTTCAGCGTATTCTTTCATGACTTCCACCAAGCTATCTTTAGCTACGAAAGGGATATTTGGTATTTTTTTACTTAGAAGCATCTCTTCCGGTGTCTTCTTCATTTTAATCATTCTTTTATTAAATATGCCTCAGGAACTATATTTATCCCATCATGCTTTTCTTGAAACAATGCGTATTTTATTCTCCACGCCCAATGATTTCCTGCTTTATTATGAAAATAATACCTATAACAGAAGTCTCCGCAAGCTGCATTATTTTTTTCATTAACCCATATTTTTTCTGTTGCTATCCATCCACCTTGTTTTTCTGATATAAATAATTTACAAATTACTGCGTCTCCTGTATTAATCTGACTAGAAAACTGCGATCTTATGCTATCCCATGTTTCTCTGTTGGTTTCAGATTTATCTTCTTCATCCTTACGATTAGAGGCGCTACCATGCCCATCATTTTCACGCCCAAACACCTCCATCACATCATCCACCGTCTTTTCCGGATTGTCGGATTGACAGCGGGCGATTATGGCTATGAGGCGGGAGCGGAGATTGACATTATTGTCATTCATTTTTTCATATGTTTAGGCCGATCAGATAAAAGTATTGCCTGGGGATATTTAGTATTCATTGCCTTTTTATTGAACCTGTCTAATTCAAACATCTCAAACTTTATCGGACCGACACCAGAGATAATGTGTTTTTCTTTATCTTTCATTACCTTAATTTTCCTTATATGGTCTATATGTTTTATTCCCATAAAAGAATCAATGAAAATTTCTAATTCAGGATCAAATTTTTGTAAATGATTTATTAGTTCTCTTGCATTCATGGCAATAAAATCTTACTCTCACACTCCGGACACCTATTAAAATCCCCCACCTCTTCCGCCCCTCCTATCCACCCGCACTTGTCACACTTGCAAGGGTTGCATCTGTAGATCATTATAGAGAAAAATACTATAGCGCAGATTATTCCTATAATCAGACCGGCAAATGCAATATATACTCCTGGCATAATCACTGATTAGCTGCTGTCTTAATAACTTTCCACTTGCCTGTTTTTATGTCTTTATTTGCCATCCATCCTTCTCCTGTAACTTCCACACCAGATTTGAAAGGGATATCTGGTTGAGTGTTTTTTTCTTCAAGCCACTGATCTATCTCTGACTTCATTTTTGAAGTGATGTATGGAGAAGTGGACGCAAGCCATATATCTCCTTGTTGGGTGTACAGATTATTGCCGGTGCTGTCTGTAACTTCGAACCAATTGTTTAAAGATGAATATTGAGAGTGTGCTGGAACACAAGCGGACAGGAATATAGTAATTCCTATAAGGAGGATTAGTATTTTCATAATTGATTGGTGTATTAGTTTGTTTACTATAAACCTAATGGATACATTTATTTTTTGCTCTTTATAAGATTCTTTTACCTCTCTTATTTTCTTGGTGGATTCCTTGTCGAAAAGTACCGAAGCGTATATTGTTTCTTTCTTTGCCATAGAACAAATATACAACTTTTTAGATACATACAACATTTGTATAAAAAATATATTTTTATTACACTAATCAAATAATTACTATCTTTGTGGCATGGAAAAGATGTATATCCCTAAAATTCGAAAAATAAGTATAGGAGAAAACCCCATAGCCGAGAGAGGCAAGGTGCTGACTATAGAATTAGGCCAAAGATTTAATCTAGGAAAAAACAATGTCATTGTCTCGTCTATTGTAGTTGATGAAAACTCATTTTACTTCTTTGGGTGCGTTAGATATTGCATATATGTGACCAAAAATGACGAAAACGAGGTATTATGGAAAATGTTTGAACGAGTTCCTGTGTCAATTGAGTGTGAAATTTAATTAAATACAATGATAAAACCATTAAAAAACACCTACTTGGTATCCGCTGATCCGGATAAATATTCCAAGCGCGAATCAGGAATTAATGTGGACACCAGTTGGAATAAATACGACTGGGCTACGCAGGATGGAATCATAGAATCTGTGCCAACCTTTGTTGAAGAAACTCCGCGTGACACATCGAAGAGATACAAAACAGACGTAGAAATATCTGTAGGTGATAAAGTCTATTTTCATCATTTTGTCGTTGCTGACGACATGAAAATAACTAGCGGTGATAAAGTTTATTACAAACTCCCTCGCTACCACATGTACTGCGTTGTTAAGAACTTAAATATCATCATGCTTGATTATTGGGTTCTTGTCTCTCCTATAATGGAAAAAGAAGAGGACATAATCAAGGAGTTTGGGACATTAAAATTATGGACAAAGACTGCGCCTGGAGAAATAAATCTTATGGGAAAGGTGGAGCATGTGTCAACCGCTGGTATAGAGCAAGGGATAAATAAGGGGGATACTATTCTTTTCAAAAAAGATTCTGAATACAAAATGACAATAGAAGGAAATGATTATTATAGAATGGAGCTGGCAAATGTTGTCGCTGTCATAAGGGACAATAAGCCATTTCCTCTCAGGGACGAGATAATTGTTCGTAATAACAGCACTAAAGAGCAGATCAGACCATCCGGGCTCATCATACCAACAAAACCAGCCAGGGAGCAGATTGAGAAAGTAGAGGCAGTGGGGATACAGGATGAAGAAGAACAGTTTTTAGTTGGAGATGAAGTAATGTTTCATCATCATACTGGTTCGAAGGTTGAATATGCAGGAAACAAGTATGTTGTACTCAGGCAGTTGGAGGTGATTGGAGCAATGAAATAACATCCATATCTAGTGCGGTAGCTAATGCTATAATATTCTTTAATGTAATATTGTCAGCCGTACCTCTTTCAATATTATATAGTGCAGATACACTTATTCCGCTTCTTATTATAATATCTACCGAATCCCATTCCTTTTTTTCTTTTTCTTCTTTTAATTTTGTGGAGATTCGAGTCATCAGCTCCTTAAGCAATAACTCATTTTTTATTCTATCCATTTAATTAAATTTTTTTATAATAATTTCGATTACAAATATATGATTTATATTTGTATTATAAATTCAGTACACAATGTCATCTATAAATACATCCTTCCCTGTAACACAAACATCCTCTGGTGTTGTATTCGATATATGCTCAGAAGACATTAACATGGTCCTTCCTGTAAGCGGATCATCAGGAAGCAATGTGTTCTACATGATAGACAGGTCTACTGCGGCCAATATTTTTGTAAACGAAACCCCTGCTGCGATAAAAACTGCCTCTGAAAATCTTATTCCACTTACCAATACCTCAAACTCTACTGTATTCTATATGAATCCGGATAAGATTGCGGAACTTATAGACAATGGTAGCGGCACAAAGATCATATTTACTCCTGGTAATCAAACTACAGAGGTTTATATTGTTGACGAATCTCGTATTGTTATTAGGGCACTTATTGCAGCAGTGGGACCAGTCCTTACTCCATTCTCATATCTTATCGGAGCTCCAGGAGTTACAGGAGTTGACTACAACTTCACTTCTGCCGCAAATACAACAGAACAGTCAATACAGCTTGGCGCAACAACTATTATAGGATCAAATGATGCTGTTGTATCAATCGTTATAGAGTGTATAACAGATATGAATGCGGCAATAACAGGGGTTTTGGATGTTGGTCGTACTTCCGGATCGGACGAATACGTCTCTTCAACTCCTTCTCCAACAGTAGGATTCCCTATATCTGTTAGTCAGACAGTATATCCGTCCACTTCTGCCACTTCTGTATACTACAGCATGACCCCTAGTGCGAACTGGAGTACCATGTCGGCAGGAAAATGGAGAGTAACAGTAATCAGAGAAAACATACAATAACAAATAAAAATCATATCAAATGTCAGCAACATCCCGTACCTTCAACGTAACAGACTCCTCAACAGGAGCAACCCAGGATATATCCGCTATCAATATTGTTCTCGTAACAGCTGATGGATCAGGATCAAAGATCCTTTATGCGTCAACGGACTCTCCTACACCTATTCAGCTAAAGGTAACCGAAACACCGGCGGCTATCAACACAGCATCTCAATATCTGATTGCTCTGACTGATACTGCAACATCTGGCGTGTTTTACTTAAATATTGACCGCATCAACCCGGACATTATAACTAATGGAACCGGATCCAATGTGTATTATAACATGGGATTTTCTGAGGCTCACATGTTTACGGTAAACGAATCCAGGACTGCTATCAGGACAGCTATTGCATCTGTAGCATCTGGAGGTGGAGGCGGAGCTGGTTTAACTACCCCTGTTTCTACGGTGTCTATCGTAGAATACGGTGATGGACGCGACTTTGTTACTGAGTTAACACTTACAAACTTTGTGGTAGGAGCTCTTGCTGGGGCAGCTGCTGCGCTTGGCGTAGGAAATATTGTTGCAACATATCCTGCCGGACAGCATTTTGAGTTGGTAAATTCATTTGCGGCATTGTCGTTAAAGTGCGCCGGTACAGCAGTAGCTACAGACACAGGTCTTGGATCGGTTATCGCGTCAGGAGCGGTATCTGTACTGAGCGGAACAGCGACTTTTGAAGATCGCTTAACTGGTCAAACCATCACAACTTCCCCAACAGGCGGAACAGCGGTGTCGAACGTGCTTTGCGCAACAGCGGGTATAGGCACAGGCATATCACTCAATGTGGCGGGTAGCGTGAAGAACGTCTTCTTGAACTCAGCCGGAACTTTTAATGTAAACAACACCGGAAATCTCACTGCAACAGGGGTAATCATCCTTAAGTGGGTGAAGATGAGTTAATAAAATATTGCTTGTCGTGATTTATGGTTGTAAAAAGCCGGGTAGTAAAATGTTCGGCTTTTTTCTTTACCTTTGTGTTAATTAAATTTAATTGACATTATGAAGCGACCAACAACTCCTATCCGAGACAAATCAATCCTGTCTTACATTGAATACCTTGAAGACAGGTTGTCTAAGTACGAAAAGTCTCCTTACGTTAAGTCTTATCTTACAGTTCTTGGTCAAATAAATGACTGGAACGATCAGCTTACTATTAAAAAAGTGATTGTTGAAGGAATGGGAGAGCAAACTGTTGGTAAAATAAATTTATTTGCCGATTCTTCCAGTAAAGAGTTTGATAGAGTACATAAATACTTCACTGAAATGAAGCCTTATTTTGAACAGCTTGCTTACCTAAGAAAGCTAATGACTACAGAGGAGAAGGAAGAGGTGAATAATAATGAAAAGAAGCCGCTATCAGAGGAAAGTGCTGAGAATTATCTTGTCAAATCATAATGCTTATACCTAAGTATAATAATTTCCAACAAGAGAGAAAAATTGGTGAGCATGTTGTTTTTTTACCAGACCCACCTGATATTAAAAAAATAGCCTACCGGGATTTACCACAAGATCAACAATTTTTCAGAAGAGTTTATTTACCTAATGATTGGAGTTCCCTTTCAAAAGAGGATAAGAATAAATTTGCTAATGAGCAGTGGGATATAAGGGGGCGGGAGGGAGAAAAGGGTGAAGGGTTTTGGTTTATGAATAACGGTAATTTAGAGTGGATGTCCCCAACGCATCACTTTTATTCTAATTGGTGGAGGATAGGAAAAGTAAAGATTCCTAAAGAATATGTGCTTGATCCAAGAGACATTTATTATCCATTCTTTACAGATGCAGATAGAGACTGGCACTACCTAGCAGATGATTGTTATTGGAATAAGAATTGCGGAGGATTATTCACTATTGAGTTCAGGAGGGGGGGCAAAACGTACCGCTGCGCTTCTTATCAATACGAAAAAGTTTCTAAGACGCATGATGCTAAAGGCGGAACTCAGTCACGGGATGATGCTGATAGCTACAACGTATTTGAAAAAATAATTTACGGATGGAGAAATCTTCCTCCATTTTTCAAGCCGGTAGATACCGGGAATAACAACCCTCTTACTTCATTGATATTCGATGAACCTAAAAAGATAAGTACAAAAAATCTTCAAAAGACTTATTCTGACATTCTACACAGCTGGATAGATTACGGAAATGCCAGTGAAGGTTATTATGATGGTAAGGAGCAAATCATAAATATTCAGGATGAGATTGGAAAAATTAATAACAAGCGAGGAATTGATCTTATAGAGAGAATACGGGTTGTTATCGAGTGCTGCTTTATTATGGGAGAGAAGGTGGGAATGGTTCTTGGAACAACAACTGTAGAAGAACAAGAAAAGGCTGGCGGAAAGCAGGCAAAGGATTTGTATACCAGGTGTACTACTATAGACGAAGAGGCTAGCAGCCTTCCAAATATATTCCCTACAGGAAAGGCATTGGATGAATTTGGCTTCACTCAGTCTAAAATGAAGAGATACTTTAGGTCATCTAATTACGGTTACCTGGGTTCTGATATTAACGGAAAATGCTTGGTTGACAGATATGGATATTCTAGGATTAAAGACGCTACAGAGCATTTTTTAAAGAGAAGGAAGAATAAAAAAGGAGCTGAATTGTCTTCAGAAAAAAGAAAGTTTCCACTTAAAATTGAAGATTGCTGGGTGAGTGATTCTAAAAAGTCGGTTTATGATACTACTAGAATTGAAGAGCAAATAGAATATAATCAGACTATTCCTAATAGTATGATTGTTACAGGTAATTTTCAATGGAAGGATGGAATAAAAGATACTACTGTAGAATGGAATCCAAGTCCTGAAGGAATGTGGAAAATTTCATGGCTCCCTAAATTTGAAGACAGAAATAAATTTGATATAGTTTATGGTAAAAAGTCTCCAAAAAACACAGAAACAGGATGCTTTGGCTTGGACCCTTATGATAATAAAATAACTGTAGATAATCGTAAGTCGGACGCTGCTTCGTACGGCTTTAGAAAATTTGATCCAATGTATCCAAATGAATCAGGAATATTTATTTCTGAATATGTTAATAGACCAAAACTTCCAGAGATCATGTGGGAGCAGATGATAATGCAGGCGGTTTTTTTTGGATGGGAGATTTTAATTGAGAATAATCGCATAGGAACTATTAATTACTTTAGGATGCGTGGATTTGAGAAGTATTTAATGAAAAGGCCAGAAGAGACTAAAAATGAATCCGGTTATGGATCAAAGAAAGAAGAAGAATATGGGATCGCTCTTTCAGGGGAAGACGCCAGGATGGCGCTTATTTATGCAACAGAAAGCCACATTGCATCTAATGTAGGAATGATAGAAAAAGAAAATCAAACCCCTTATATGGGAAAATGTTATTTTGATAAACTGTTAAATCAATGGCTTGATTTCGATTTCGATAAAAAATGGACCGCCTTCGATTGCATGGTGGGAGCTGGTCTTGCATTACTTGGGTCACGAAAACATATTCCAAAAAAAATTGATAACAAGCCAATACAATTATTTCAGCAATATAGAGCAAGCGGAACTGGATATGTGGCTATAAAAAACAATACAAAATAAAAACCCCGGATATTTACTTCCAGGGCTTTTATTGAATGCTATGCTTTAATTTTACTCTCTCGAAGCCGTTTCGTCAATCCAATTTTCAACATCGGCATGCCACACTTCTTTTAATCGTTCTTCAACTGAAAGTGAACTTAAGGCCACGTTTCCATTCTTATCGGGAACGTTCCAATCTTCAAATCGGGCTTTTCTTTTTTCAGACAACAAGTAAGAGCCAAAACTTACAAGGTCTTTTCTGTTAAAATAAGTAACCATTTTGTTTTATTTTTTGATTTTGCCTACTCTTGAAAGGATTTTCGGCTTCCTCCTGCGTATATTATGCGCTTATTCAAATATATTAAATATTTTTTTGTTCAATTAAATTATTTTATACATTTGTATTACCGAATCGAAATAGAAACGAGCAATGCAGGAGTGCAACTCGCCATTGATAGATCGGTCGACAAACAGTCGTTCTATGACATACACAAACTTCCTTGAAAAGTTTGAAGTAAAAATACGGGAGGGGCAACTTTCCCTCCATATTTGGCCCTTCATAAATCTATTCAAGGTGGATTTTTGAGGGGCTTCTTATTTTTAGTAAGACAGTCCTGGCACTTCAGGAGAAACACCGGTTGGATCAGGTAATTGTAGTTTTCAGAAATACTGAAAACAAAGAATTGTATCCGCATTTAAAAACACCATTTTCACAATGGTCATTTATAATAGTTTTGGCATAATCAAAACGTTCTATTAGGGGCTCCCAGCCACCACACGTGATGTTTTCTTATTCATAAACGAGCAAACTGTCTATGTTTGTTGTGATAAAAACAAAAAAAAGAAATATTATAAATTATTCCTACCTTTGAAGAATTAACGCAAATTCTCAATGGCAGAATATGACAACAAGGCTATAATTGGTTTCCCTGACCCACTAGCTAATCCTGAAGTAAAAATAAGCTATAAATACGGACTTGCATACGCCAAAGCTATGTGGTCCGCTTACACCAGAAATCAACTATGGTGGAACGGAAGGAAGCAGCGCGATATAATCAACAGAAAATACGCTGAAGGGCTAGAATCAATCGAGAAGTATAAGGATAGGCTAGATATGCAGGGAGATACATCATGGCTTAACCTTGATTTCAATCCGGTAACACGTATAGCTAATTTGGTCGATAATGTCGTAGGAAGGCTTATGGCCCAGGATTACAAAATACAGTGTAATCCTATTGATCCGGCGTCAAGAGCTAAGATTGACGATGCTAGAGATGCTATGAGGGCTAATATGCTTCTAAAGCCAATAAACGATGTAGTAGAACCACAGACAGGTATTTCGCTTATTCCTAAAGATAAACCCATTCCAGAATCAGACGAAGAGGCGGATCTTTTTTTTCAGCTGAATCATAAAGCAGGGGAGTCTATTGCTATGGAAGAGGGGTTGGCAGCGGTGTTTTACAATACGGAATTTGAAGATACGAAGAGAAAAGTTATACGGGATGCAGTGGTGCTTAAAAAACTTTCTATTCATGTTAAGTACGATGAGAATTACAACATCATCCCGGAATACGCCGATCCTGTTGACCTTGTTTATCCTTATTCAAAATATGAAGATTTCAGAAATGTTCCTTATGTAGGGAAAATCACAAAATATACCATAGGTCAGCTTGCTCAGATGACAAATGAGTTTGATGAACCTACATTATGGAAGATAGCAAACGAACAGGCCGGTAAGAATAACAATCCTAACTGGCAATGGGGAAATACGTATGAGGGATATTATTGGGATAACCAGGTATATGCTGGGCGTCCGTATGATGATTTTAATGTAAGCGTGATGGAATTTTATTTTCTGTGCGCGGATACACAGAAGTATGTTAAGAAAGATACTTCAGGAGATAGGTTCTATTTCGATAAAAAAAATCCTAACTACAAAATAGATAAAAGCAGCAATACAGAGGCGAGTAAGAAAAAAGAAATGCTCGAAAGAGCTGTTCAATATTTATATGAAGGGAAATGGGTTATAGGAACTGAATATATGTATGGGTATAAAAAATGCTCAAATATTCCGCGTGAAAGAAAGCTAGGTGCTTATTCTCCAAAAGCAGAGCTTCCCATCATAATGATTTATCCGGATATTTATGACATGCAGAATAAGTCACTCGTAGAACGCCTTATCCCACATGAAGATCAGATAAATCTTATCCATCAGAAGCAGCAGCAGTTTTTGATAAAAGCAAAACCTCCAGGAGTAAAGATTGATTTAGAGGGAATGGAAAACATCACGGTTGCTATGGGTAGCGGGTCTATGACATCTATCGACATAACGAAGATGTATGAGCAGACGGGTAATTATATTTTCAGAAGCAAGGACAAGGCAGGAAACATTATCAATAGCTCTGTTATTGAGCCGCTGGATAATGGAATAGGAAGAGGATTTATGGAACTATTCGAGGCATACAATCAGGAGCTACAGAAGATGAATGATGTGATCGGGTTTAACTCAGCTACAGATGGTTCCACTCCGGATCCAAAGAGTCTTGTTGGGGTACAGAAGCTATCGCTAAATGCAACCAATTCAGCGCTGCGTCCACTTAACTTTGCTTATATACGACTTATTGAGAGAGTATCTAAAAGGCTTACTCTCATGATACAGGATAGTATTGAATTTGAGAATCAAGCTTTTATTAATTCTATAGGAAATCAAGCAACTAGTCTTATAAAATTAGGGAAGGATATTGCTATGAATGAATTTGGTATCAAGGTAGAGTTATTGCCGGATGAGGAAGAGAGAGCGCAAATAAATCAGGATATTTCTATTGCTCTTGCTAATAAAGAGATCACGATGGCAGATGCTATAATGGTTCGCCAGGTTCTTAGGCAGAATACCAAACTTGCAGAGCAATTGCTTGTGCTTAGGGAGAAAAAGAATATTGAAAATGCTAAGGCGGAGGCGGCTAATAACGCTAAGATTAACGGAGAGGAGCAGACTAAGGCGGCTCAGGCAGCAGCAGAGGCAAATACCCAATCTGCTTTAGCTATAGAAGAAGCCAAGAGAAAGACTATGCAATTTGAATATGAGTTGAAGTCAAAACTTTCAGCACAAGAACATCTGCAAAAAATGCCAGAGATTGAATTAGCTAATCAAGGTAAAATTGAAATCGCTCATAAGAACGCGGAGGGTGGAATTGTTAAGGCAGGTATTGCAGCACATGCTAGCATGAGTAAGGCAAGTGATAATAAGGAGGCGGCTTAATCTTCAACTTTTTTTAGATGCCCACTTATTATAAGTATCAGCGTACTCATCCATAGTTTTTCCTTCTTTTATAACCAAGCCTACAGGAGTATCTTTGTCAACCTTTATTTTTCCATCTTCAAAGACAAAATATTCTTCTTGTATTGCCTTTAATTCTCGTTTAAATATCCTTATTAGCCCTTCGTATTTTTTATAAAACCTATCTATCTTGCCTCTGTTGAGGTAAATATTTCCAACACTCATTTGAGAGAAATCCTTGTCGAGTGTTAGGATGTAGTTTTTTGTCATTTTACAAGTTGTGTTAATGGAACATCAAGCGCTATAGCTATACGGCCAAGAACATTAGTCGTAAGTCCATTTTTGTTGTATTTATTTTTAAACATTCGATAAACATGTGTTGGTTCGGAGTCTATCCTTTTAGCTAATTCAGCTTTTAGAATATTTTTATTTTTCATTTCATCTTCTATATTTTGAAGAATCCTTTCAGTGTTATCTCTTAATGCTTTTGATATTTGTGGTCGTGTTAAATACTGCGGCTTGTTAAATTCTTGTTCTTTCATATAATTTGTATTTGTTGCATTATTTTTTTTAGTTCTGATTTATTTTTTATGGTTCCATTGAAATAGTCTACTCCGTCAGGCATATCTTTTCCATCAAATATTACATACTTATCGCGTGATTTGTATAGATAAAAAGTTAAATTAACATGTTTATAACAAGCCATATTCCCGTGCATAAATATTAATGATGTCTCTTTCCATCCCAAATTATTAATATCTTCCTCGTCCAAATATTTTACACGAATTTTATTCAGATCTAACGAAAATAAATATCCGTTAATTTTTATAGGATGTTGGCCTATTTGTTTTTCCGTCCAAACACATCTTTCTGGAGAATTTTTTTTAATCCAATATCCGCCAGTGTGTTGCTCTTCATACTCAAATCCTACATGGAACTCATCCAATGATGGGGTATAATATTTTTGTTCTGAATCCATTATAATGCAAATATAGCACAATAACCGTAAGAACAAACTAGGTCGTAGATAATATTATTAACCAACCTAACTTTGTATTACTAACTAATTTAATTCAATTTAACATGGCAACCAACGACAATGATTTATTTAAAGAAGGACTTAGTAAGCACTTTGCAACACAAGAAATAAAAACAGAAGCTGCTCCTGAGACAGAATTTTTAGAAGCTCAGAAGCAACCAGTCGCGGTCGCCCAAGATAAAAAAATAGAAAATAAAGCTGAAACGTCGCCAAATGCGGCGGAGAAGCCTGAAGATAAAGTTGTTCTTTCTAATACTAATACAGAAACTCCGGAAACCAAATCACCGGAAGAAAAAGCTTCAGAACCTGTCAAAGAAGTCAAAATTCCAACACTTGAAGAACTCATTGCAGAGCGCACGGAGGGAAAAATCAAGAGCTGGGACGAGATAGAAGCTAAGCTTAATGAGCCAAAACTTGAATTTGCTGATGAGCAGGTTCAAAAAATCAATGACTACATTAAGAATGGCGGTAAAATTGACAAAAACTGGCTTTACTTCCAAAGTACCGATTTTGAAAAGATTTCTGATCCATTTGAGCTTATTTCAGAGGCTATGCGCCTTGATGAACCGGGCATAACGGATAAGGAAATTGAGTATCGAATCAAAAATGATTACAAAACTGATGATTGGTCTGATGCAGAAGGTGAGACAACTGAAGTAGAAGAGGTTATGTCGGCCAAGATGCTTAGAGAAGCAGAAAAGGCTAAGACTAAACTTAAAGAATTTCAGCAAAAATCATCATTCGCTCCAGGACAGAAATCAGAAGTCGATTTGAAAAGAGAGGCTAAAATCAAAGAAGATGCTCAAAAAAATTGGGAAAAATCGGTTGACGAAGGAGTTAAAGGTTTTGACAAAGTTCCTGTAAAAATTGATGAAAAAGAGGTTTTTGATGTCATAGTATCAGAAGATGAGCGTAAGCCGATCAATGATATGGTCAAAAAAATGGGTTCCGAAGGATTGAATGTACTTCTGCCTAAGTTCATGGATTCAAAAGGTAATATTGATGTAAAATTATTGTTTAATTACATCTATAAAGCAGAAACCTATGATAATGCGGTAAAAGCAGCATTAGTCCAGGGGAAAGCCAAAGGGGCATATAAAGAAGTAAAAGAGCTAAAAAACATCAATTTCACAACAGATGGACAAACATCAGCGCCAGAGCACAAAACTGTAAAAGTACAAGTAGGGGAGCAGCTTTTAGGTATCAAATAGTAAAACTAACGATTATTAACACAAGAAAATAACATGCCAAATATTCCAAGTCTATTACAAGCCCCAACCAATCATAATTGGATGAGTTCTCAGTTCGCTGTAGCAAGCGCGCTGGATGCGGCACTATTAAAACCAAGCGTTGATACAGAGTTTATCAGACGTTATGGCGATCAGAACATGACTGGCTTCATGGAAATGCAGGGAGCAATGAATCCTGTATCAGCGCTTCAATATATCCACTTTGAAGAAGATTGGTTGCATACAATTGTAAAGGTTGTCGGACAAGCTGCCGGCGCAGCAAATGCTTCTGTGACATTCACGCTAGCTACTTCCCCAGCATACACATACACTTATCCTACGACCGCGCAGGCTCCTTATATTTCTATTGGGCCGTCATCTACCGGCGCAACCACTAACCCGGTTCTGGTAAATGATATTATTGAGTTTCCAAATGGTATCCAGGGCCGCGTAACTGCTGTAACTACAACAACTTTTGACATATCTCCTATTCAGCTTGGAGACGCGATCCCAGCCACTACAACAAACGTATCGGAACTTATTATTATCGGTAACTCGTTTGGTGAAGGAACAGATCAGCCGCTGTCAAGAAACAGCCGCGCGTTGAAATATACCAATAACCTTCAGATCTTCAAACGTACGCATACCACTACTGGTTCTGCTATGGGAGAACAAATCTGGTTCAAGGTTGATGGTATCAATGGCACTTCCGGGTATTTGTGGTACTACAAAGGTCAGCTTGATGAGTTCAAGAGAATGAAAAATGAGCGCGAAGTATCGCTGCTTGTTGGTCAAAAAACAACCAACACTACTCTTGCCAATCTTGCTTCTCCTGATGAAAGCACAAACATCACTACAGAGGGCCTGATTCCGTTCATCACAAACAACGGCAACATCACCACATATTCTCTTATCAGTGGTATCCTGCTTTCTGACTTCGAAACAATGATCGCCACACAGCTGGATAAATACCGTGGTGCTAAGGAAAACACTTTATGGTGCGGTATCAACCTTTCGCAAGGTATCGATCGCTTCATGAGGGCTGAAATGAAAAACGGAGCCATCTCTTACGGAGCATTCCAGGGATCAAAAGAAAAGGCTATAAGTTTCAATTTTGCTTCTTTTGAACTTACCGGGTACACTTTCCATAAGAAGACTTATGATGTGTTCAATTATCCACAAATGTTAGGAGCTGCCGGTCATGGTTATGTTAACCTGGGCCTTGTTTGTCCTGCGGATAATGTTGTGATGTCGCTTGGACCTGAAAAAACCAAGACTACTGTTCCTTCTATGCGTATCAATTATCTTTCTCAAACTGGCGGAGCCGGAGGAAGCTACAAACGTGATTGGGAAGAATTTATGACAGGTGGTGCTAATGGAACCTATACTAATCAATCCGATAAGGTTGATTACAACATGAGAAGTCATGTGGGACTCGAAGCGTTTGCTGGCAACAGGTGGATTAAGATAGTTGGCGCATAATCAATTAGTTACATGCTGTAGTTGAATTAAAAACTCAACTACAGCATTTGTAATTTAAAATTAAATAATCATCATAATTAAATTAAATTTAAAATGGAAACTACACTTGCAGAAGAAAAAAGGCGCTACGGAACAATCCAGGATTTTAATCTTAAAACATCAAATCACTGGGAAAAATTGTACGTGTTCGTATTGAAATGTCAAAACGCTACTCCATCAGTTGAGGGGCGACATTATCCAAATAATTATTCCCTTAAATTGGAAGGAAAAATATTTGACAGACACGCTAAAGATAAAAACGGAAAAGTATCTCCACGTACAAGAACCATAAGAGTTGTGCAGGGAGAGGTTAGTATATACAAAGATGAACAAACAGAAGACGGTCAGAAGCTTGAGCCAATCCGGGTAGAATTTTCTAAGGATGGCGTTAAGATAGTTGAAGCCAGGGAAGAACTGGTACTTGAATATATGCTTCGATCAAATCTTAATGAAACAAATCCAGAAAGAGATGTAAATGTTCGCCCTATTTATGGTCTTCTTGATTTGAAAACAGGTCTTCAAAATGAGATGGAAAAAGACATGAATGAATCGAAAGCGGCAAACTGGTGTCATACAATAGATTTTAAGTATCTAATTCGTTATGCAAGAGTTCTTGGAGTTGATACAACAAAAGATCCGGATGAGATTCGTTACGCTATGAGATATTTAGCCAAACTTGATCCAAAGAAGTTCAATAATGGCCTTGAAAATAAGCTAACACTTCGCAAGTTTGATGTACTTCAGGCTAGTGATGATGGGCTTGTTAAGATTGATTTGAGGTCAAATGCTATTTATTGGGAGAATGGAAATCTGATTACACATGCTCCGATAGGAAAGAGTCCGGTGGATCACTTTGTTGATCTCAGCATGTCGGATTCGGCAATGGATCTTGCTTACCGAACTATGGCGCAACAGGTTAATGCAAACAATGAGGACATAAAGGTTGAAATTCCTGTTGCTAAAGTTAATATTTCTGCGCAACCTCAAGCCGGGACAACAGCCATAGCTGTTGATGTAAATACTCCTCTGGCTGATCTGGTTGATGCAGCTATAAAATCAGGAGTGGCAGTTTATCAGAAGCCGTGGATCATGTATAATGGAAAAAAGTTTATGGGCAAGAATAAATTTGCTGTTGCTTTAGAGAATGATGCTTTACTGAAAGATGCTCTAATAAAAGCATGTTCGGCAGGAAAGTAATTTTTTTATAGTAGCATTTATAAAAGCCCATTGTAGTGAATTGATAAGTTTTCTATAATGGGCTTTATTTATATATAAAAAAGAAATACCTTTACGCTGTAAAAAAAATAAAAATGCCTACCATCCTCACTACCCCAAGCTGGACCACCACATTCGATCTTACAACAAATCCAAAAACTTTTCTTTTTACCGATACAACAAATTATGCAGCTGCCGGCATCCCGCTTACTGGCGTGAAGGGTAATTTTAATATAATCTCTCCTTCAGGTGTAATTATATGGAACAACACTCAATACGATTCAAATGCGGATATCGTTGCCAATGTTAGTGTAAATAATGACTCTATCCCGCTTCCAAACCTTGCAAATCAAGCTCCAGAACAAGGAGTTTATACTATAGCTTACAGTGTAGAGATAACAGACGGTGTTAATCCTGTTTATTTCATAGGAGATACTGAGACATATAATTTTGTCTACACATCTCCTGTTGTTTGTATTGTTCCACAAGTAGATTGTATTTCTCCTTTGTTTACGGCAGCAGACACAACTAATTACACCGTAAATTCAGTTACACCAACTATTACAAGGGAATTTATACTTACTTATCCAACCGGATCAGGAGGCACGCCAATAATAAATAACACTTCTGCAACAATAACTACATCCACTTTCTACAATGGATTACAGGTACTCACTGTTGATAGCGACTTGAGTTTTGAATATTCAAATTTCTTTGTTTCCGATAATGTTGTTGGAACAAAATCACAGAATGTAGATTGTTCGTTTTTTTGTGAATTATATTGCTGCTTAAAATCTCTTAATGGTCGGATGGACTTGGCAATGGGAGTGAATGATGTTCTGTTTGAACAGTTGAGCGAGCAGTTTCAACTTGTAATGGCAAAAGTACAACTATTATTAAGTTCTATAGATTGCGGAAAGCAAAATGATGCCAATATTTATATAGCACAAATAAAAATACTTGCAAACTGTACGAACGATTGTACTTGCACAGACGGAACCCCATCACTTGTGACAGGCATAGGTGGAATAAATAATGTAAATGTAGTGGTAGTATCAGGCGGCGCGCCAATAACTGTTACTCCTGTTACGGTAAGCGGAATAACTACTTATACAATATCCTTCGATCAAGTGCTAGTTACGAAAATAAACAACAGCTATAATACTGTAGTTACAAATACAGACGGAACTATAACTGTTCAGGATAGCGGTATAATATCAGATGCTAGAACTTTTGAAATCTCCGCTAATTATGTTGAATACAACAGACTTGAGTTCACTGCGCGTATTCAGTATTCTGTGCCAGGAGCTCCTGTGTGTACAATAACCGTAGGTAATACTCTTGTCAGCGGGGCAAATATGGATTCGCCAGCTGTAGTTACGAATGCTACAATAGGATTAAGTAATGGTAAATTTTTTAATAACCTATTTACTGTTTCCGGATTTATGGTTACTCCGGCTAACGATTATAAAGTAGATATTGAAGCGGTTCTTCTTGGCCTTAATCCTGCGGCAACCAATATGTATAATCTGCCGAAACAATTACTTTGTGAAGTTCTTGACCAGGCATCTGGAACATTTAACTTCAGATTCACAGATGTAAATGGAATGCCTCTAACAAACGATTACATGACAACTACAACAGATATTAAAGTAAACATTAAAATCTCAGAATAACATGAGCATGACATTGGGTTCATTTGCAAATGGTGCTGGATACGTATACGTAACAGCTCCTGATGGGGTTTCTATAATTTCTAATTTAGAAAACGACCCTCAAATATGGCAACAGGTTCAGAAGCTTGCTAATTCATCTGCATCTCTTACTGATCCTACATTGGAAAGTGATTCTACGTATGGTTATAGATTTTTTGGCAATACATCTGGATCTCAAGGAAATCTTACCGGTTCAACAGAAATGACAAGATTTTTTGTAAATCGCGGTGCGCAGACAGCAGCATACAAGAAAGCCGTTACTATCGCTACAGGAGTAATAACATTAAACAGAGTATCAAATAATACTCTTTTATATGTTTCTACAGAAGGCGGACTGGCTGATGTTCTCGATACAATAACAATGACAGGGGTGGTGGATAATGATACCGTTACGATTGTTGGTGCAAATTCAGGTGCTGGTGGAATTATAACAGTACCAACAGGAACTGGAAATATTTTTCTGTCCAGTTCAACGTCTTTTGTTTCCGGTGTTAGAGGAATATCATTGGTGTTGAGATATTTTTCAGCAGCTACAGCCGGATGGTACGAAGTATCGAGAAATGCTATTTTCCCAACCGTTGCACAGCTGAGGCTTTCAGGAATAGCAGAACCTGTTCAAGGTATAAACACTACTGCTATGGGAACAAGTGGAACTACCACTTATGTTCCTGGAACTGATAAGGGTTATCAGGTTATTACGGGATCACCTGTTTTAGTTGGCGCAATTGTGTTTGCAACAGGTGGCACTCCTATGGATGGAGATTCGTTTATTCTTGATTATAGAGCTACTCCTACTATAGGAGGTAATACAGTAACAGTTTTCGGTATTACACTTACGGCCACTCAATCAGTTCAGAAATGTATCGTTAGAACCACCTATAATCTAACCAATACAACATGGTATTCTGTTTTGGAGGTTAATGGCAATGCGATAGATTTTGCTACTACTACACAACTGGCAACAAAAGAAGACTTGTTAGGAAATCCAGGGGGAGATGGATATATACTTTCTTCTCTCATTTCAGGAACTCGTTCTTGGATCCCTTATCCTGTAGGTGGGTCTACTTATAAATTCCTTACAACTAGTTTTTCCAAGACTAATGCAACACTCGCTTCTGTAACATCTCTAGCTCAATCAGTGCTTGCTAATAATACATATTCTTTTGAATATATATTATTCATTAGCGCTGATGTAACGGGCGGATCTCAATATAGCATACAGGGATCTGGACTTACTCCAACACTTATAATATATGAGGTAGAGCTTATCAGTAATGCAGCTACTGGTAGTTATGCTATTGCTGATAGTGCTGGAGATTTAACTACAGCTGTTGGGCAGGCCGGAACTACAGATGGAATATGTAAAATAACCGGAACTATTTCTAGTTCAACTACCGGTACACTTATATTGAAGTTTGCTCAGAATGCAGCAAATGTAAGTAGTAGTATACTACCTGGAAGTAGAGCTACTTTAACGCAGATAGGATAAGCATGAACATAAACGAAGCATATACTTTTCTTAATTTCATTTCCAACAAAAATCAGTCTGGAACGGTTTCCCCGTCTCAGTTCAATCAGATGGCTACTCAGGCTCAGTGGGAGTATTTCGAGAAAGAATATGTAAAGTGGCAGACTACGCAGGATGTTACGGATGCTTTGAAAGTGTTTATTAAATCTCTCGCTACTGCCGTATCGGTAACAGGTCGCCTTCCTTATCCATCAGATTACGAACATGTAATATCTACCAGGCATTATTTCGTAAAGAATGATAACACAGGAATAGAAGTGCCTGTTAGGGAAGTAGATAATGACCAATATGCTGAGTATTTGCAAAGTGAGATTGTTACTCCAACTTTACGTTTTCCTATTTGGACAGCATACTCAGATTACATGCAATTCAAGCCTAATAGTGTTGGACTGATAACTTTTGATTATTTCAGAAAGCCAAACAATCCTGTGTGGGGGTTTACGGTAGTCAATAGTAGGCCGGTGTATGATCCGCTTACTAGCGTGGACTGGGATCTTCCAGACCAGTGTCACAACACCCTTATTTTTGAAATGTGTAGTTATCTTGGAATTAATTTACGAGAAAACGAGTTGGTGCAATATTCCGAACTTCAAAAAAATGAGCAGAAATAATTATGGCTTCAAAAATTCGTATAGCAGAGCAGAGTAGATTATTATTAGGTGGGAAACCTTCTCTCCAAGAGCTTATGTTGTATGCTAATCAGGCATACGCGACAGTAGTGATGGAGAATTGGTGGGTTAATAAATCTCAGGGAGAAAACGACATTAACGGTAATTTTATTTATGCTTTTGAAGACAATGATATTATTTTAGACGTTCCCAAAAACATTTATTACTCAACTCTTCCTTCTTCTTTTTTAGGTAATATTCCACATGAGATGGGAATCCCGCACGTGTCGTATATGGAGAGTTATAATAAACTATTCATACGATTAAGCAATGGTATGCCAGCGTTGTTTCAAGGATTACAATCTTCGAACTTTGATGGAAATGATACTTTTTTCGTAGAGAATAATAGAATTTATTTACCTACAATAAATACTTCCACCTCATGCACTTCAAAACTTTTAATAAAACTTGTTGTGGCACTTGAGGGCATAGACGATCAGAAGCAAATCTCTATTCCTCCTGACATAGAGGCAAAAATCGTGGCAATGTGTGTAGCGATGTATTCTCAAAAACAAAATGAAACTGTTGTTCAATCTGCTCCAGTAGAAGCTGGCCGAAAACCTTAATAATAGCAAATGGTACAACATACACTTTCGTCAGTCGTGCAGGAATGGTTGGTAGAAAAAGGAGAAACGAATATGAATCGTTTTGCTAAAATCTATCAGTTAAGTGTGGCATGTTTACGCGAAATTAACATGGATTCAACGGGAGTGGCTTCGGTTGCTATCCTGGACGCAAACACTACTGACTCAATAAATTTACCTCCTGATTTCGTTGGATTTATCCGTATGGCTATTGTTGACTTTAATGGCAATCTTCAGTCGCTCGGTCAAAACGACAACATAGCACTTCCTAGGTGGTATAACTCCTGTGGCGATCCTGTTAAACTTGTGCCCACTGCTGGAATAAATGACTTGACTGGAGTTAACGTGCAACCGTTTTTTAATGGACTACAAGGATATGCTGATAACTTTCGTAATGCAGAGGCAGTAGGAAGAATGTTTGGCGTGGGTGGAGGAAATAATGTTTATGGAACATTTAGGATTGACAGGGCAAAAGGAACTGTAGTATTTGGGCACTTATTAACCAACATTCATCAAGTAGTTCTTGAATATTTATCTGATATTTCTGTTGTAGATGGGAAATATCTGGTTCATCCATTTATGATTTCAACAATAAAAGCTTATATATCATGGATGGATATTAATGATAATGATCGTAAGGGGCTTGGAGAGAAACAGATGAAAGAAAAGCAGTATTACAATGCTGAGAGAAAAATGAGAAGTAGGTTTCAAGCGCATACTTTGCAGGATTGGGCTCAAGCATTCCGATTTGCTAATAAAGCGGCAGTGCGTTGGTAATTTTTATAATTATGAAAAAAATTATTATTAATTCAAAAACTCACGGAATAAAAAATATTTTAGTTGATGACAATGATTTTGAGATAGTGAATAAATATAAATGGACTTTAATATGTCAACCGCATTCTTTCTATGTAGTAAGAATGTCATCAAGAAAAGAAGGGAAAAGATATTTTATTCATTTGCATAGGTTTTTGATGGGATTAGATAGGAGCGATAAAAGAATTATAGACCACATAAATCATAATGGCTTAGATAATAGGAGATGTAATTTAAGAGTGGCGACTACAGCTCAAAATAATAAAAACATTAGTCGTCACAAAGATTCATTTTCTAAATATCTTGGAGTTAACTTATATAAAGGTAATTTAAGAAAAGACGGAACTATGCCAGAAAGTAAATGGAGGGCACAATTATATAGCAATGGAAAAGCTTATCAGGTGTACTGCACATCTGAAATTAATGCCGCTCAAGCCTATAATATTTTGGCTGAAAAACATCATGGCGAATTTGCTAATTACAATAAATCTTAATCATGCCGATTGAGAAGAGAAAATTTACTACTGGCCTCGACCAAGATAGCACACAAGAAGATGTTATTGCTACTAGCTATAGATATGCGCTTAACATACGAAGCATGTCCTCTGATGGTCAAAATGAAGGTGCGATAACTAATACAAAAGGCAACACTCTAACAGCATTCACGCTTCCATCTGGAACTAATAAATGTATAGGATCCTATGAAGATAAAGAACGCAGTAAAATCTATTATTTTCTTTTTAATTCGACTGATAATCACTCTATTCTTCAGTACGATTCTCCTGCTAACGCGATTACTACGGTTCTTACTAACGCTATCTTGAAGTTCCATATAAATTTTCTAATAACTGGAATAAACGTTGTAGAGCTTGATGCAGACAATCATTTGCTTTATTGGACAGACAACAACGAAGAGCCAAAGAAAATAAATATTGAGAAGGGGATCCTGCACTCTCAGGGCAATTTTATCCAAGGATATGCTACGCCTTTTCTTGCCGACTATATTTATAGGATAAAAGCCCCAGAGCTTCATCCGCCTACATGTGCTTATCAATCCGATCCAACCAGGAATATAAATTTATTAGAGGGACATTTGTTTCAATTTGCTACTCAGTATATATATGATGATTTTGAGCGCTCAGCTAAGTCTCCAATATCTATTCCTCCGCTTCCGGCGGTTGTGTGTGCTACAAATCCTGCTTCAAGTATTAATAACTCTATAGTCATAACATTTGAAACAGGAAGCACTATAGTTACTAAAATCATACTTTTGGCCAGAGAAGGAAATACTGGCGATTTCTTTAAGATAGCGACATTAGATAAAGCACTTTTAAATATTGCGAGTAATACTACCAATTCATACAGTTTCTATAATGATGAGGTTTATAATTTCATTGATATAAATGAAAGTATAAAACTATTTGATAGTGTTCCGCGTAAGTCTAAGGCGCAGGAGATCATTGATCCATCACGAATTACTGATGGTAATATTTTAGAGGGATTTGATGGTGTTGATATAAATGCACAATTATCATTAACTATTCTTCCGGATCCATCTCCTACATTATATGGATTCAGTGGTAGAATAAATATCGGCAACTTCTTCACTACTATTCCTGATTTTATTGTAGGTCAGCCTATTCATAACATAGATGATGGCAGTGGTACTGTGTTTGGAGGGTTTGGTAATGCAGATTTTGTAAATACCGTAGGAAGTGGATTTGGTCAGACTATTCCTCTTAATGGATTTGTTGTGTATTTGACTGGAACTCCGTATTATGCCATATCAACGCAAAGCCACCCATCTAACGTAACGTATTATGGCAATCCGGCTGATAATGTATATGATAGCAGTAGTGCTGGAAATAGGACGGCTATACGTAATGCAATTCAGGCGGGACAGGTTTATAGCGATTTTACTTTCAGTGGCATTCCTCCTGGCAAGTACATAATGCGCATTGCTTCTCATTTAACTACGCAAGCAGATCTTAGCGGAGGTAATTTAGATTGGCAAAAATCAAGCACCAATACGCTTTTAGTTTCTGAATACAACAATCATGAATGTCTGCTTGAGATCACTTCGTCAGGAGATATTATATACGGATCAACTACAGTCCCTAATGGTGGATATATTGGTAGAACTTTAATAATGGATCTTACTAATCCTACTGTAGGGGTTGGATTTATAGATGCATCTGCTATAACCGGATATGTTACAGACAAAGACATAGTCTCTCCTTCCGGAACTGCCGGCTACCTAGCCGACACCAGGATAGAGCTTGCTAAGGCAACTTTTGAATCATCTGGAGTAAGTTGGGCTCTGAGCAACAGCTGGAACAATGTTATGGCGGTATCTGGGTTTAATCCTGGTATATCGGTTAATATCCCGGTAACGGATTATCCGAATCATCTTACTTACACGGATCATAATGGTTATATTTACTTTACTGCCGGAGCAAGTGGATTTCATCTGAAAATAGATGCAGTTATTAGTGGGATATATTCTCTTAATGCTGCTAAATACGATTACGCTAGTCCCCCGTCACCGTTTGTAGATCCACCATCTAACGGAATGAGTATGGGCATATTCAGGAGTGATGATGCCAGTGGCAATGTTGAAGCTTATTCGAGAACTATACTTAATGGAAGTGTTCAATATACCGGAGTAGGAGTTTCTGGTATATCTGTTGTGACAACTCAAGGATCCGCTACCCAAACGCTTGTTAGCGGTCAATACGAATTGCCGGTATATGTAAATACCAGAACTGCTCCTGGCGGACTGTCCAGGGAAGGATATGTGACGTATGGGGTATCGGATAATTGCATTGCAACGTTTTCGCCATCTTCTGATTATTACAATATTAATATTCTAACCCCATCCTCTCCTCAGACAGTATTTGTTAGCCCATATAACGGAACATATGATTACAATAACAACACCGTACTCCTTGCAACAGTAACTATAGTTACAATACTTGGGGCTGGATCATCTGTCTCGTTTAAAAGGGGAAGTGTGTATCAAATAGGAATAGTTTATTACGATCATGGGAATAGAAGCGGGCTTACTAATACGAATGATAATGATTTTAACACTCAGAATCCACAGGGATTATTTGGAAATAAACTAACCATTCCATTTTTTACAGAAATAAATCCAGTCACGAGTCAAATATATGGTGGAGCTCAGCCGTCAATATCATGGAGCGTATACAATCAACCTCCTGTATGGGCAACGCATTATCAGTTTGTCCGAACGCTTAACAGTGTTCCAAACAGATACCTGCAATTTACAGCTAAAAACATTGAATACACAGATGATGAGCGTACAGTTGTTCCGTACACTCAGGCAACTCTTATTGGAATAAATATTCAAAATATAGCTAACTACGCTAACTTGCACGGAGATTCAGTTCTTAATTTTGGGACCACTGGTACTACCATAAGCTTTCTTCCTGCAATAGGAGACAGGATAAGATTTATAAAAGATGCTAATGGGATATTCTTTACATCATACGTTGATCTTAAAATAGTCAATGTTGATCTTGCTGGTATAGCGTATGTTAATAATGACTTTGCTTTGGGCCAGATAGCTGCCGGATGCCTGTTTGAAATATATACTCCAAAGCTTCAATCTCCTACTCAGATTTATTATGAGATTGGCGAGTGCTATGATATAGGGAATGCCGGACTGGCAACCAGGTTTCATAAAGGCCAAACAGGAGATCAGAGCACTACGTTTATTGCTAATCCATTTGGACAGTTAGTATCTACTGTGCCGGCAACGGGAACATTTTCATCCGGCGATACATACTCCAGGATTCGCTCAATACCATTTGGTGTTACAGCTCCACCCGATCCAACTAAATTTACCAGCATAAAAGCATGGTATATAGAGGATGCTAATTTCAGTGACTTTTTTTCAAGTAAGGTTCAGAATATTGGCAGGCCAAATAGGGTAGATAGAACTTTCAGAGAGGTAAGGAGAAAAAGTACAATATATTATTCTGAGAAATTTGTACCAGAAACACAGCTAAATGGGCTTAGCTCAGTATATGATACATCGTTTGAGACTTATGAAGCGCAGTATGGCGGGATTCAAAAGCTTTTCAACTACAACCTAAGACTTGATTGTTACCAAGAACTTAAAGTAGGAGCTATTCCTGTCAATCAAGTTCAGTTTCAGTCTACGGCAGTAAGCGGAAGTGATGTTGTGGGGTCCACCGCAACAGTGCTTAATCCTATACGGTACTACCAAGGAGAGTTTGGGATAGGCCAAAACCCTGAAAGCTTTGCTTATTATGGAGGGCAGAGGTACTTTTTCGACTTGCAAAGAGGGGCCGTGCTTAGACTTTCTGATAATGGATTGTTTCCAATAGATGACTACAAAATGTCAAACTATTTCACTCAGAAGTCAAGAGATATTTTGGCAACCGGAGTTCATCCGAATATTTACGGAACTTATGATGTAAGGTTTGGCGAGTATATTCTTGCGTTCGAAACGTTTGATTATTTCATTACTACTCCTACAGGAGAAATATTAGTTCCTTTTCCAGGGGAAACAGTGGCGTTTAATGAGAAGTATAATAGTTGGGCCACTTTCTACTCTTATTTACCAGAAAACATGTGTACAAATAATGTAGACATAGTTACTTTTAAGAATGGTGGACTGTATACTCATAACAGCAATTCAACTATGAATAATTTCTATGGAGTTCAATATCCATCAGAAGTATGGGTTATAAGTAATGCTGATCCATCTAAAGAGAAAGTTATTGCTGCTATAAGTGAGGAGTGCAGGCAGACATGGGAAGCCTATGAAATCAGTACTCCCAATGGACAAATAAGTAATCTTATTGATTCAGACTTTGAACTTCGTCAGAACATGAATTATGCTGGAGTATTGAGAGATGTAAATACGCCGAATATTACTAATCCGCTTTTCGAAGGGGATGTGTTGGTGGATACAAATTTTCTCATAAAACTAAGAAATGGATTAACAACGTTTGTGAAGTTATATGCTGTTAATATATATTTACAAGCACAGGAAAGGAGCAACAAGTAGCATGACACAACAGTTATTATTATTCATATTGAGCACTGCCGGATTAACTATAATCCTTACAAGGAGTAAGATATTTAAGCCGGTAAGGGAGTATATTACGATGCGCAATAAGAATAAATTTATGTCAGTTATGGATTCGATATTATCCTGTTCTCTTTGCTGTGGATTCTGGTGTTCTATGGTTGTGTATTACTTGCAGTTCAAAAATATTGATATACAGCTAGTTTTATGTACCTTTGCAGGAGCAGTGATGAGTAATTTGATTATTTCAACAATATTGTATTTAGATAGAAAATAATGAAGGATTACTATTACATACCTGAAACCGAATATATCACAATCCTTAATGAGTGTTTTGATGCTGACAAAGAATTGCTTGATAAATATCATGTATGTGCTCCAGCCGATCTGAATACTTGCGTCCGCAAGACGTATTATGATTTAAAAACTGCCGAATCATTGAAGTTTTTTGTATTGCATTGTACAGATGATGAATCAGATGAATTGATAGGGTTTTTTGGAGTAATTAAAGAAGAAAAATACGGAGTTCTGTTTACTTTCTTTGTTAAGCCAAAATATAGGGATCAGAATACGATGGATTTCTTTTTTTCTAGTATAGAAAAAGAATTGGGAATGGATTATTATTCTGCCATCTATCTTCATAATACCCGCGCTCAAAGATTCCTCGAAAAAAATAATTTCACTGTTGTTAATGAGATAGGTGTTGTGGGAGAAAAAAAAGATGCAATAATTTTTAAAAATAATTAACTATGCCTGTTTCGCTTTCTGCAATAAATGCCGGCATTTCTGGTGCTGTTGGTGTAGCTCAATATATTAAAGGAGCCAAGCTAGCTAAACAAAACAAAAGAGAAGACTATGAAATTCCAGAAGAAGCCAAGCAAAACCTATCTCAAGCCCAATTAAATGCTTTAGAAGGATTACCTGCTGAGCAAAAGGCTGAATACATACAAAACACTCAGCGTCAACAAAACTTTGGCCTCAATGCTTTAGGTGATCGCAAGGCTGGTCTTGCCGGGTTAGCTACTCTTACACAACAAGGCAATGATGCAAATAAGTCATTGTTATCTATGGATGCTGCGGCAAGGCAACAGAATCAACAAGGGCTCATGGATGCGCGTACTCAGATGGCCGGATTTAAGGATAAGCAATTTGAGCTAAATAAATTACTACCATTCCAAGCGAATGCTCAGGCTGCGCAGGGGCTGAAAGGAGCAGGACTCCAGAACATAAGCGGCGCTCTTGGGTCTGTTACAAATACCCTTGAGAATAGTGCTATAGCAAAAGCTTATGGATCTGGTGGTGGATCGACAGATGGATCAGTTCCGCAAATACCCGGATCTACTCAAGCGGTTAGTGGTGATGGTGGCGGATTTGGTCAAGCTCCGCAACGCACAGATGTTATGAATCAATATCGTGTAGCTAAAATGTCCAATCCAAATCTTTCATTAGCTGACTTTATGAAAACACAACCAAATCAGGGTGGATTAAATTTGTTTAATAAATAGTAATGGCAACAGACGCATCAAATATCAGTTCGGGTCAGGGATTAGGCGAAGCTCAAGTATTTAAGCCATACAGGTCTGACTATGGAGATGAGGTTGCTAAAATTGGCCACGCTAAACGTGCTGAAGAAAACAAACGCCAAGAAGAGGTGTTTGGTGATTTGAGTAAAGTAAAAACCGATGGTATATTCTTCAAGCATAAGCCTGTATTTGCTCAGAAACAAGCCGAATTATATGATTATGTTAAAAAGAATGTTGATAAGTTGCGCAAGGGTGACGCTCAAGCTACTATAGAATTTCATGATAGATTAAATCAGCTAGGAACAGATATTGGCCTTTCTAAGAATGTGGCTGAAAGTTATACTACTGCCGGTAAGGACTATATGGCTAATCCGGATAAATACAGACCAGAAGTTCTTGACAAATTACATGAATTTGAAGGGTATAATAAAGAAACAGGTCAATTTGAGAATGTAGATCCTTCGGTGATGCAACAACATACTGATTTAGCTAAAAATTTCAATCAGGCTATCCTTCCTAATTTAAAGGAATCAATACAAGAAGGCAGGAAGGTATTCGACATGGGTGATGGACGAATCAGCACCGATGAGTTTAAAAAGCTTCCAGAAACGATTGTACGCAATAAAATAGATGCCTGGGTGTCTGATCCTGTTATTCATGAGCAGGCGTATTATGATTATAAAAAAGCCAATCCGGATACAGAGCCTACTATAGATGACCTGAAGGAAGATTTATATCAAAAATACGGCGCTTCTCTTGTTAAAGATGAGCATAAAAAAGGACTTACTGCTGGATGGAAACCTGATTCAGGAGAATCAAAAGGAAACTACTCTGTTGAGCCTATTGTAAAAACAGTAAATCTTAACGATCCTATTATTGATCCAAAGACTAAAGAGCCAGTTCTTGATGAGGAAGGCAATCCAACTTATCAACAAGCTGAAACTCCAGTTAAATCCTGGGAATTAAAACAAAACATTCCGATAGAAAAAGAAATATCTGCTGTTTACAATCCAGGAACATTCCAAAAAGAGAAGAACATTGGAAGTCAAAAATTCAATATGTCTAGTATTGTTGAGCATGTTGTTAATAAGAAAACAGGTCAACCAGTTCCTTCGTATGATGAAGCTGTAATAAATAAACATCCTGAGATATACGAGAAGAAGAAGTTTGCTAGCGGAATTATGGGTACAGGGAAAGAGGCTCGTCCGGTATATGTTCCCCTGGAAGTAGTACAACCTACCTTAAATCAAAGAAAAATAAAACTTCAAGGAATAGATTCTGAATCTTCAAATAAAAATATAATTACTTCTAAGTCAAAAAGTGGAAAGGATATTTTTTCAGAAGATGGAGGTAAGACATGGCAATATAAATAATGGGAAACGGAACTAAAATAGTGCCCAAAGATGATCTTCCTGAATCAATTAATGTGGTTCCTGAGAATGATTTGCCTGTTTCATTAAAAAAAAAAGATTCTTCCGAACCATCCGAGACTTCATTAACCGCGTCGCCAATACCCTCCGCCGAAACCGTGCCAACAACAAGTGGTGGTGGGAATGATGCGCAACCTTATAGTTATTCTTTTGACGAAATAAAAACTCCTGGAGAGGCTATCCTTCCAACTGCATCTACTTATGGTACGTCTACAGAAGGTAGGCCACATGTAGAGTTGCCAAAAACAGTTTCAGAAGTTAAGAAGGCTGGAGAGAAGCCTACGTTTAAAAACTATTTAGCAAGTGCCGGTAAAGCTTCTGGAGATTATATTGGCAAACACTTACAGCAGACATTGCAAGGAACCGAAGAACTTGCTAAAGGAGCTAAACATGGTGGATTAGAAGGGGCGTTGGATGTTATAAAGGGAGGAGCTAATACAGCTTTTGGCGCGCTATCTTTCACTCCAATAGGTGCAGCCTTTAATGTTGTCACGGAAACGTTGGTTCCTGAAAGTGTAAATAAATGGTTGTTTTCCCCAGCCTCTTCTGTTGCCGAACTAGCCGGATATAAACCCAAAGAAGGACTAGAAAAAAAGGCTATTGAGACGGCTGATATTGTGCTATCGCTACTAGCTATGCATCAAGCAGGGAGAGGAGTAAAAAAAGTAATAGGTGAGGGCGATTTGACTGTTCCGGCAGAAGATATTAATAAAGCTGCTTCAGATGCACTCAAATCAAAGATTGAGAATAAGGAGTTATTGAATGTAGATGAAGCAAAACAAGTAACCGAAATTGTCAGCTCTGCTACTTCTGCCGATTTAAAGAAAGCTCTTGATGACAATACCGATAAACTTCATCCTGAGCATCATTTTGAGGACAAGGTAGTTAATATTATTGAAAAGGTTAAGGAAGATAAAAATATTGTCAAAGACATTGCGAAACTTGAAGGAGTAGATAAGTCTACTTTTGAAAATGTAATTAATACTGCAAAGCAAGCAGAACACATAACTGAGGCTGAAGCTAAGGACTTGGTAAAATCATTTGAAAATGTCGAATCTGCTAAGGAATTAATCCCAGAAGAGCATAAGAATAATGCTAAGGTTGTTAGTCTTATGGTTGATAAGAATGAACTTCTTAATGCTAAGAAAAGCACCGATAAAGTATTTCACGAACCTATTGATAAACAAATAGAAGTGATTGATGGGAAGATAAAAAGTGCCTTGGGAATGCCAAAAGAGGAAAAAGTGGTTGCCAAAGAGGAAAGGACAGTAGAAAAACCAGCGCCGAAAGAATCTTCTCCTATAGAAACCAAGCCTTCGCCAGAGGATATTGCAAAGCGAGAAGAATTTGTAACAGAACACATATCCGACCTTGAAAATTCAGGTGAAATGAGTAAGGATATTTCAAAGGAACAATATTCCAATTACTTTCGTAACCTTTATGACAGGAAACTCGTAAACAAAACTTCCAAAAAAACATCAGAAAATGAGTCAATTACCGGAACTGCCGATACAAGAACAGAAGCGCCTATTGAACCGAATGATACAAAAATCACAAGATCAGAAGGACAAGGAGTTTTGGCAGAAAGCGCTCCAGGAAGCGGAGGCGGAGGAACAGGCATTGCTTCAAAAGAATCCGCTGCCGCCATCTCAGAACCAGCAAGGGTAAAGGTTACGCATGAGGCTATAGAGGAGCGGCGTAAAGAAGCTGGACTTCCTCCTATAGAAAAACTTCCAACTGATATTAAGAAAGACTTTACTGAGGCTGCTGATGAGTTTAAGGACACTCACAAAGATTTAGCACAAAAAATAGCTACAAGTGATAAGACTCTAAGTAGCAGGAAGGATACGTATGTTCTTGGCCTTGGTAGGGTAAAGATGTTAAAAGAAGCTAAAGAGATAAGAGAGAAAATAAAAGAAGCTGCTGACTCAAGTGATATTGCAAAAGTAGATGAACTGAAAGTGGACTTAAAGACTGTAGAAGACAATCTTGATGTTAACGAAACTGCTATAAAACACGCTTCCTCTGAAACTGGTAAGGCCCTCCAATCATTCCAAACTGCTTTTGCTGAGGATTTGTCATTAGAGAATACTTTACTAAAGGCGCGCAGTATAGCAAAAGAAGGAAAGATTACCGATGAGCAAGTACAAAAGTTTACCGAAATATCTACCAGGCTGGAAGAAGCGCAGAAGAAGCTATCTGAGCATGAAGATAAGATAGCTAAGATGGAATCTCAAAAAGCTATTGACGATTTAGCTGCTGAGGAGAAATTAAAGAAGGGAATAGAGGAAGGCGTGGCGAAGAAGAAGTTTACTATAAAAGCTAAGGCTGTAGCAGATGAGTTCAGAAAACTAAAAACTAAACCGCCAACTTTTACTGATGCCAATGGTAATCCTATCCAAGTATTTACTGCTGGTATAACCTGGAATGATATTATTGAAGTAGGGGCTAAGGCTATTGAGAAAACAGGAGAGATTGCAGACGGAGTGAAGGCTATGGTGGACCATGTTAAAGAACAGGATTGGTATACAAAACTTTCAGATAAAGACAAGCAAGCTTTCGAAGGACAATTGAAGGGTCATTTTGAGGCAGTGCAACCAAAAGAAGAAGGTGGTCGGTCTGGTATTGCTGGTGCTGTTAAAGAACTTATACGTCAAGGTGTTACCACCGAATCAGAGATTGTTTCTAGGCTAAAAGAAGACAATCCGCATATGACTGACAGACAAATCCGTGATGAAATTTCTGGATATGGCAGATCAACAAAGCTTAATCAAGATCCTGTTGAAATAAAATACCGTGAAGTAAAAAGAGTGGCTGGACTTATTTCTAAACTTGAAGATGTAGAATCCGGAAAGCCTCCTATAAAGAAAATAACCGGGCAATCTGAGCGTACGCAGGAAGAAATTGATCTACGTAATCAGATCAATGAGGGCATGCAAAAACTTACCGGAGAAAAAGAGAAAAAAATTGTTACTGATGAGCAGAGATGGAAAACTAATCTTGAGCGATATAAAAGAAGGCTTTCAAATGAACTCGTATCGCTTGAGAAAAAACGAGAGGTTAGGGATTATGAGGTAAAAAAACGCGTTATTACTCCGCTTGATAAGGAAGGAGAAGAGTTGAAGATGAAAGTGAACAAAGAGAAGGTGTTGAGACAAATGGAGTTAACAAAAATCGAACTAGAGAATAGGTCAAAGCTTCAGAAAGTTTATGATGGCGCAGTTGAAGTGGCAAATCTTCCCAGAACACTTATGAGTTCTATGGATTTTTCAGCTCCTCTCAGGCAAGGATTAGTTGCCACTGTTTCACATCCAAAACTGGCTGCTAAAGCAGGAGTAGAAATGTTTAAGCAAGCTTTTTCTCAAAAGCGATTTGACAAGTGGTTTCATGATGTAAAAGAGGACCCTCGTTATACTGAAGCAAAAAAATCTGGCCTTCACATTGCCGATCCGCACGATCCAAGACTTACGGTAAAGGAGGAAGCTTTTATGAATAATTTAGCTCAAAAAATTCCCGTTATTGGAAATTTAATAAAAGGATCCGAAAGGGCGTATGTAGGATATTTGAATAAAATGAGGTGGGATGTTTATAATCAATTGTCGGAACAGTTATTTGTTAACGGAGAGAATTACATAAGTCATCCAAAGCTATACAAGGGGCTAGCTGATTATGTGAACAATTCAACAGGACGTGGCAAAATAGGATCCCTGGAAACTGCTGCTCCCGTATTAAATTCAATATTATTTTCTCCTAGGCTTATTGCATCAAGATTAAACGCTCTCAATCCTGTTTATTATGCAAAACTACCAAAGCCAGTAAGGGTTCAGGCATTAAAAGACATGGGCAAATTATTGCTTGCCGGCGGAACTGTGATGGCGCTTGCTAAGCTAAATGGGGCAAACGTAGAATCAGATCCACGTAGTTCTGATTTCGGAAAAATACGAGTTGGAAATACCAGGTATGATATATGGGGAGGGCATCAGCAATATATAAGGGTTTTAGCTCAATTGTTGTCTGGGAAAACAAAGTCCAACGGAAAAATATATGAACTTGGAAGCAAGAAACAGTTTGGAAGGACCAGGGGAGATGTATTGCTATCTTTTGCCAGGGGTAAGCTTGCTCCGGTTCCATCTATGGCAGTAGATGCACTTGCCGGAAGGACTATAATGGGAGAAGAGGTGACACTTAAAGACGAGGCAATTAATCACTTACTTCCACTTATCTATGGTGACCTAAGTGAAGCTATGAAGGATCAAGGGGCTAAGGCTTTATTTACAGTAGCTCTTCCTTCTACATTCGGCGTAGGCGTTACAACGTATAGCCCAAAGAAAAAGATGGCTAAATATAAATTGCAGACATCACAATAATAAAAACTAATTTTGTATAACATAAAACACTTCTCATGAGAATCAATAAAAATAAAAACAGTTCTCCATTAAGAAAAAAGATGGCTAAATACGCTGTTGGCGGAGGAGTTGGAGATGATAAAAAAAAGACAACAGCAGTGAAGCGTTCTGGAACTGGCGAGGATAAGCCTGGCCTAAAAGCTCTTGAAGGAACTGGCGAATACAATAAACCAACATGGTCCGCATCTGGTAAGCCTTATACTGGTAAAGTGTATCTTGAAGACAAAAAGAAAAAATATCCCATAAAAAAACCCACCCCTCCTCCAGTAGAAAGGGCAACGCCAAAATTCAGTGGTAGAAGATCTACAGCTAAGGGGTTGGCTGATGGTGGTGAAGTAGATGGGGAAGGAACTGAAACATCCGATTCTAATGAGGCGGTTATAAAGAAGGGGTCTTTTATTATTCCTGCTGCTATAAGAAGCAAGCTTAAAAACATGCTTAATTCAGGAAAGAAAGCTAACATGAATCAATCTGGTGGTATTCAGGTTAAATTAAGTAAAGGAGAGGAAGTGGTAGAGCCAGGAGAAGCAAAAGAAATAGACTCTGGATTAAAAAAAGGTGGAGTCAAGAAAGGGATAAATATGCTTGCTCCTAAATCAAGAAGAAAGTTTAGTGCTAGGCAATTCAGAAAAAACGGCATGTAGTTTTATTATAAAAATATGAATCTGAAAAATAATTAATAACTTTACCCAAAATACCGCTCATGGCAAATAGAAAAAATACATTCATAGCCGCAATCACCGATAAAAGAACTTTGCCATATAATGTGACCAAACAAGGCACTATAAACACTGTTGGAACGAATGTTCAGGGATCGGACGGGCTTACATACAATACGCTTGTTGGTGCTATTGGAATTGGAAATTTAGTTACTGGATCCACAAGCAAAGCTCATGGGGTGGTATATGCTGATAGCGGAACAGTACTTAAATTAAGTGATATTTCTGGAGTTTTTTTAGACACAGAAGTACTTACATTTACAAATACTCTTACTGGAGCAACTACCGCTACTGCTGCCGTTAATGGAGTCCCTACATACACCTTATTCATGCAGCAGTGCGTTGTTGGAGATTTTATATACAATGATCCGCAATCCGAAGTTCACAAGATAACTTCTATTTCAGATAATATGAGTATGCAGATACAAGAAGCATTTGGATCTGATTTAACCGCACAATCATTACTTATAGTGCCGTTTATTCCTCATCCGAAAGAAATATCTGTTCTTATTCCGGCCGGAAACCCATCAGGTACTATTGATGGAGCTGCGTGGCCTGCTGGAGTAGGATATACTGCTTCAAAAATTAATCAAGGAATGACATCAACTGGGATAGGTCAATTTATTGACCCTATAATAGTAAATGCAACAGGAACCACAATGTTAGTAGAAATAAATTATTAATAATATGCCATTAATACCAGAAGGAGGCGGCGGTGGAGGGGGTGGAAGCGGAACTGTAACATCCGTTTCTGTTACTACAGCAAATGGTGTTTCGGGAAGTGTGGCGACACCTACCACAACACCAGCGATCACATTAACACTAGGGGCAATTACCCCTACTTCTATAGTAGCAAGTGGAGCTATATCCGGAAGTAATTTAAGTGGAACCAACACTGGAGATCAAACAAATATAACAGGTAATGCTGGAACAGCTACAGCTCTACAAACAGCAAGAACAATAAACGGAACTTCTTTTGATGGAACTGCTAATATTACCATAACATCTGCTGCAAGTACGCTGACAGGAACTACGCTTGCTTCTGGCGTCACAGCTTCATCATTAACTTCATTTGGCAGTTCAATAGCCTTAGGTACTCCTGGGTCAGGAGTGCTTACTAATTGCACAGGTCTACCATTAACTACAGGAGTTACTGGTACACTGGCTCTTGCTAATGGAGGTACAGCTGCAAGCCTTACTGCTTCCAATGGGGGTATATTTTATTCTACCGGGTCTGCTGGCGCAATATTGTCGGGTACGGCAACGGCCAATAAGATACTTGTTAGTGGTTCATCAACTACTCCTTCATGGTATACACCTACAACAGGTCGTATTGCATATTTCACAACTGGAGGAGCTGTAACAAGTGATGCAACATTAACCTATGATGGCACTAGTGGACAATTTGGTAATGCAACTACTACTGCATTATCTATTGGCGCAGCATTACCAACGACTAATGGCATTAATCAGTTATTTATTGGTAAAACTGGTTTTCTAGGTGGTGAACAGGTGGCGTCCGGCGAGTTCGAGTTCGGGATAAATTATTACTATAACTCCGGATTTAGGTATCGATTCGCTGGAACAAGTAATTATTGCAAACCAGCTAGAATGATATATAATGGTAATGCAAGATATGGTGACTTAGATTGGGAGACGGCTCCGGTATCCACTGGTGCCGACAACACATTCACGTGGTCCACTAGAATGACGTTAACGGGTACTGGCATTTTAAGTATTGGATCTGCCACCCCAAATTCTTCGACAATATTTAATGTTGCAAGTACTACACGAGGAGCGCTAATATGCCCAATGACAACTGCTGAAAAAAATGCGGTTTCATCCCCTCCTGATGGACTATTTGTATACGATGCAACGACTCATTATTATAATTGGTATAATGGAACTGCATGGATTCCAATCATTCCTTCTACAGGTACTCCTCAAAGCTATTTTACTCCAACTACCGGTGCTACTATTACTTTAGTGACTAATAATTTTAATATTGTTAATCCAGCAGGAACTATTGCTACTCTTACTGTTAATTTACCTTCTTCTCCAACAGATCAAGATATTGTTTATATAAAATATACTCAAACTGTCACTGCTGTTACTTATGCGAATGGCACTGTTGTAGGAGTAGCGCCTCCTAGTGTTGGGTCTACTTTAGTGGTTCTGACATACAGAGGGGCAAGTACCAGTTGGTATTAAGTATAAAAATATGAGTTTAGATATTGCACCAGTTAATAGCGTAAGAAACGTTGATTCGAGAACAGTAAACATTGTTTTCGAAGGGGATTCTTTTATGAATCCTACGAATGGATTTATTGATGTTTTGAAAGCAGCTATAGTAACTTCAGGAATAAGGACTTCCATGAATAGTAATGCCGCAAATGGCGGCACTATATCAGCTATACCAGCCGGAGGCGATAATAATTATATGCTTTATTCTGGGCGAATAGCTTCTGCAAATGCGTTATACTATTCTGGCTTTTTAAAAAATATTCTCTGTTGTTTTGAAGGGATAAATGAAGTAGCAGGATTCCTATTGCAGACAGGGAACAGCAATGCTACGATCATGGCAGATACCTATGCAGCTTATGAGGCATATTATTCAACCGCTAGAACTTCAAATGCTGGGTTTAAGATGATATTAAATACGCTCACGCCTCGTACTGATCAATCTGCTGGAGTAAATGCCAATTATGAAATAATACGTCAAAACGCTTCAGATAAATTAGATGTAACAACTATTAATGGCAAATTAAGGAGCGAGTTCACAACAGCAACTGGAATAACTAGAGTATGGAAATCTGCTCTTGCAAAATGGGCTGGATGCTTATTGGTTGATCCTGGAGACGATCCGGATATAGGTCAGGCAGGACAATCGGCAGATACTACTTATTACAAAGATTTGGTTCATTTGACACCTACAACAGGATGTAGCCTTATGACTAATAGATACTATTTACCAGCAGTACTATATATTCACGATGGACTTCTTTAAAATATAGCTTAGTTTTGTATAAAACAACATAAATACACACAAATGGAATTAGAAACAATAGAAATGGTAAATGCGCACACGGCCCTTAAATCAATTTCCGGCAAAGAACTACCATCTTTACTTAGCTTCAAATTATCCAGACTTGAAGTTAAGTTGTCAGAAGCTGCCATTGCTTATGATAAAACAAGAAATGATCTCATAAAGAAATACGGAGAAGAAAAGGATGGAGTTATTCAAGTAACAGAGATAAATAAACCAGTGTTTTATGAAGAGATCGGTAAAATAGGAACTGTTAAAGAAAGCATTAATATTCCCGAAATAGATATATCAGAATTTTCTGGAGTTAATATTTCAAAAGAATTTTTTATTGCAATGAATAAATTAATCACGGATAAGGTAAACAAATAAAATTATTATAATGAAAAATTATTTATTGCTTTTATTTTTAATACCGATAATAGGAATGTCCCAGGGAAATCCTATCAATCCTTATAAGGGATTAGCAACTGGAACAAATACTTATTCACTTACCATATCTGATACGAAGGCAACAAATATGCCAGCCGTTCCTGTAACTGGATTGACAATATTAATGAAAGTTACTAACCCTAATTCTGGTGCGAGTACGTTAAGGTTAACAACTCCAGCATCATCAACCTATCCAGTAAAGCCAATTACTCAGAATGGTTCTGCTCTTACTGGTGGTGAAATTGTTCAGAGCGTATGGAATATTATGACTTATGATAGTTCAAGCGGAGGTCAGTGGCAGCTTATGGGTAGAACGATAGGAACATATACAGGGTCTGTTACAACAGTATCTGTAGTCACAGCAAACGGAGTAAGCGGAACGGTTGCTAATCCTACCACAACCCCGGCTATTACCTTATCTGTTACACCTAACGTTAGTAATGCAACTGGAGTATTACCTATAGCAAACGGAGGAACTAATTCTACACTTACAGCTACATCAGGGACTGTATTGAGGGGAAATGGTACGGCTTGGGTTCCATCTGGATTTACTATGGATAATACCTTTCCAGCCTATCAATTGTTATATCCATCAAGTGCCAATACCCTAACATCAAATCCCAATCTATTATATGATGGTACTAGTCTTATGTTAGGTGCCAATAATTCAGCGGCAGGTATACCACTTTGGATTTACATGTCTTATGCAGGAGAATTACAAAATAGAATTGATAATATTAATACTGGTGCATCATCAGAAGCCAATTTTAATGTAAATAATTCTTCAAGTTCTCTTAGAATTAGAAAACTATCTACAGGATTTACAACTAGTGGAGAGTTAGTTGCAAATGCAAATGTTATAGAGGGTAATGGAGGACCACTAATATTTAAGACAGGAGCAGCAGAAAATAAACCAATAATATTCACGCCTAATGGAGTAGTGTCAAAAATGATACTTGACTATACAGGTTATCTTGGAATAGGAACATCTATATCTCCAACAGAGATCTTACATGTAGGTGGTAATCTTAGACTTGAAGGGGCCTTTATGCCTGGAAATTCAGCAGGTACAAGTGGTCAGGTTTTAACCTCTGCTGGAGTAGGATCAACACCAACATGGTCAAATGCAAGTTCAGGAACAGTAACAAATATTGCAACCGGAACAGGATTAACTGGTGGACCAATAAGTTCAACTGGTACAATATCAATTAGTACTGTACCAGTAGTTAATGGAGGAACTAATATAACATCATATACTATTGGTGATATTTTGTATGCTTCAGGATCAACTACTTTATCTAAACTAGCTGGAGTGGCAACCGGAAATTCGTTAATATCAGGAGGGGTAGGCGCTGCTCCTTCATGGGGAAAAATAGGATTAGCTACTCATGTATCTGGAAATTTACCTGTTGGAAATCTTAATTCTGGTACATCGGCAAGCAGTTCTACTTTTTGGAGGGGTGATGGAACATGGGCATCACCTCCAGGATCTATTACGACGTTAACCGTAAGTCCTAATGACGGCGTTAGTGGTACTGTTGCAACGCCAACAACTACGCCTACGATTACTATAGAATTGGGAGATATTACGCCGCAAACTGTAACAACTGGCAGCGTAATTGTTAATGTATCTAATGTAACAAATCCAATTGGTTTACAATCTACTGTAGAAGGAGATTATAGTACAACTGCAAATTCTACTGGAGCTTTAATAAGCGCTAAAGGAGCTTCTACGGTAACTGGAATTGAAATAAATTATTTACCAAATGTCGGCGGTATTGGTAATGGGATAACAATAGATGCTACTGCGGCTAATGCAACTGGATCAAATAATGGAATTGGCATAGCAGCATCAGGAGCTAAATATAATACGGGGCTGACTATTGGGGCAACTGGAGGAGATAATGCTGTAGGTTTAACTATAACAGCCGAAACGGGTTCAGTAGTAACAGCAGCAATTTCAGTTGTATCTGGTAATGTTGGAATAGGCACATCAATTACTCCAGAAGCTCAATTAGAAATTCAAAATACAGAAGGTAATGATGCTACATTAGCATTAGATGCAGATGATGGTGATGATAATGCTGATACTTGGTTTGCTAAATCAGAAGCTGCAACTGGAGATTTTAGTTTAACAAATCACACCAGTAAAAGACTAGCAGTAACATCAGATGGTAGACTTTATGGAACAGCACTACATAATAACTCTGGAGCAGTTACCGGTACTACAAATCAATATATTGCATCTGGAACTTACACTGCTACTATAACTAATGGATCTAATGTAACGGCTAATACTGCACAGATTTGTCAATGGATAAGAGTAGGGAATGTAGTTACTGTTAGCGGTGGATTTACTGCCACAACTACGGCAGCAGCATTAACTGCAAGCTCTGTTTTTCTTTCACTGCCTATAGTAGTTCCAAGTACATTCTCAAACTTTAGTCAATTAGGAGGTTCTGGATCAGTAACAGCAGGAGGCACATCTCTAGGAATTACGGCTAATAATGATGGGGGCGTTGCTGTTGCACACGTCAATTGGCTGTCTTCAGGTACTGGTTCTCTTAATTATACATTTTCATTTCAATATCTAATTTTTTAAATTAATGCTAATGAAAAAATACATTTTATCACTATTCATAATTATAGCTTGCTTTATGGCAAATGCTACAACTTATTATGTATCACTAACTGGAAGCAACGGTAACTCCGGACTTACAGAAGCTTTGGCATGGAGGACATTAACTTACGCTGTTGGCGGATCCTCTCCAGTAGTTGCGGGGGATTTAATTTATGTAAAATGCGGAAACTATGGTAATGAAAATGTTGTATTTTCAAAAGAGGGGTCATGCGGATTGCCTTTAACAGTTAGGGGGTATAAAACCACTCCAGGAGAATCAATTACCGCTCTTATAAATCAAGCTAACCCATATACAGCATATACTACAACAGCAATGCCTACTTATACAGGTAGCAGCAGAACGACCGGAATAGCTATAGATACAAGAGATAGGGATTATATAAATATTGAGAATATTCAAATAACAGCCTATGCTTATGGATTATTATCTGGATCAGCAGATACAACTGCAAATATTAATCTATACAACGTAAATTGTATGACAATAGGGGACCCATCAAATACATATTTAGGACAAGGAATATTATATGGAAGCATGGGAACACAATGGGGAGATAGAAATAAAATTGTGAATTGTTTAGTTGTTAATTGTTGTGCAGAAGGAGTAAACTTTAATGGAGATAATAATGTTGCTTATGGATGTAAGGTCTATTGTAATGAGCAAAATACTATTGGTTACGAGCAAACGGATTATTATTTTATGTGCTGCGGAAACTACAATCGGTTAGACCATTGTTATGGAGAAAGAGCGGCGGCAGTAGCGGCAGCAGGAAGTCAGAGTATTCACGGATTCTCATTTAAGACAAATGCTGAACAAGTTATAGATCAGGGATTACCATACCCAACAATATCAGCTAAATATAATGTAGCTTATTATTGCGGAATGAGAAATGCAGATGAAGGATTTTGTGCCAGACACCGTTTGGCTCAATATAATTTATTTTCTCACTGTTATGCACGCGGAACACATACTGGATCAAGCGCGGCTAGTGGTAATGGAAATCTGATAACATGGAGAGATGGGGCTAGTTATAATACAGCAGATGCTTGTAATGGAGATTCCTTATACTCTTTCTATGAAATTTATGACACATCAGAAGATGGCGGATCTCATCCTGGAACTGGAAATAAAATAATTAATTCATGGGGGGCAAACTGCTATGCAACAAATTACTTCAACAATCCTTCCGGAAGTTCAACATATACAGTAGATTGTGGGCAGCATTTGGTGGCAAACTGCTCTTTCTATTTAACAAGATACTTACATATATGTTCTACTCATTGCGCCAATATGATTTTCCAGGGAAATATTTACTATGGAAACTCAGATGTTGGGTCTGGTGGTTATTTTGCAGGTGGAACATATTCAGCAGATATAACAGCAGGAGAATTTACTGACTGCGATTATTACAAACAACAAGGAGGAGTTTCTGCTCCAATATTAGCAAGCACTGGAAGCAAAACAGTTACACCATCATATACTAATGCAGCAGCAAGAAATTTTATTCTTGGAGGATCCTCGGCAATGTTAAACGCTAATTCACACATAACTGCCGAAACAGTACCTATAGTAGCTATGTGTCAGTTTGCAACACCAAATAATAATCTTGATGATTTCGATAGAAATGTTTATAATGTGAGAAACATACCTCATATAACAAGAAATTACGATGGAGTAGTAAAATTTGGAGCAAGAAATATTGGGTGCTATTGAATATCATTAATAACAATTAAAATAAATACACATATGACACCGTCAACACCGTCACTTTGGACCATCCTAAAACAAACCATTATCGAGCAAGGGAAAGGTAGTTGTAAGAGAGTACTGGCTTATATTTTAACTAGTCTTGCATCTTTTATCATAGTTCATGCGCAAATAACTGGAGGCGAAGTGGATTATGGAGTGTTATCTCAGCTATTAATTGCCATAGGCGCATTGCTTTCAATAAGTGCTTTTCAACAAATAAAAGGAGTGAAGGGCGGTGTTGTACCTCCTATACTCGAAACCGTCAATCCGGACAATCCAAATACTCCTCCTGTAAAAGGGTGACATGATGAAGTATATTGTAAGTATAATAAGCATTGTTGGGATATTGCTATTTATGGGCAACTATTCTATCTGCGATTATTTCTATTACAATGATCTTGAAAAATGGTGGAGTTTAAAGCAAAACCTTTATAATGTTGTTATTTTCATCTTTCAGTTTCTTGCGTTTTATTATGTTGCCGAAGCTGTAGCTAAGTCGGTGTTGTGTTTTGGATTCATGATAAGCTTTGCAAATATCGTAGATAGACTGTTTTTTGACGTAAAAACATTTGAGTCAGATGACATAGCAATGCTTATATTTGCTTTAATATTTTCAACGCTATTTTATTTTACCAATAAAGCTAGTGGAACAAAATGAACAGATATATAAGAGGCTAGATAAACTCTCTGATGCTCTGGAAAGTCATATAGAGAAAAGCGGAGCTGACGCTACAGATATGAAGTTGTCCCTACAAGAGATCAAGCAATACCAAAAATCAGATCGTGAATTACTAAAAGCTCACCAGGACAAACTTACGGAGTGGGATTCTATACGAGACTTCAGTAAAGGTATAATATTCGTTGTAGGGTTATTGTGGCTTGGGCTTACAGGATTTGTATCGTGGTTATTTTCAAGGCACCCATAATGACACTAAGAGAAAAACAATCAATTTTTACATTCAATATTCATAGGCTTATAGAACAGGCTTATAAACTAGGCTTTGAATTAACTGCTGGAGAGCTTTACAGGACTCCAGAGCAGCAAAAGATATATTTCGACACCGGCAGAAGCAAAACCATGCATAGCCTTCATATAGAGCGATTGGCGGTAGATTTTAACATATTTAAGGACGGGAGGATGCTATTTCAAGAATCGACCCAATATGAACAGGATGTAATGACTTGTAAGCCACTTGGTGATTATTGGGTATCTTTAAATACGGCAAACAGTTGGGGTGCTGATTGGGGAAAGGACAACAATCCGCTTAATGATAAATTTCGTGATCCATATCATTTTCAGATGAATCATTAAATAAATGTGGCCTTTAGTAATAAAAGCAGTTATCTGGATAGGTCGTTTAGCAGTGGAGAATTTTATTTCTGAATACGTAAAGAATAAAGCCTCTAAAATAAAACATAAACTCAAAAAATAAAAATCACAATGACAACATCATCTACTACTACCACTACTCCACCAAAACGCAACTACACAAAGATGGTATTTATGGCTATAGGATTTGTACTGGCGCTGCTTGGAACCGATCACTATACTACTCAGTGGATAAGCGGAGGTGCTGAGATAACAGTTACTGATAAGAATATTGTTATTTCGCCTATAGATACAATAATCAAAAAAGACACCAACATCACACCGATGCAAAAGGCAATTAGCAAATAATTACATGAGTTATCTGAGATTCATTTTAAAAGGTATTTGGCTATTATTTACCATCATATTCTTGTTTTTTAACGCAATTTGCATATATGTTGCGTGGGTAGACCGGAAATCATGGTACGTACTTCCAATTATAGGGATCCTCGATGTAATGTTTTTTGTTTTTTCTATAGATGAATATAATAGAATAAAATGAAAAAGATAAAAGACTTTATCTCCAACATCAGCTACTGGACGTGGTCTTTTCTGATGGCACTGTTTGTTATTGCTATAGGAATATATTTTAACGCTTGTAACTAATCGCCACATGAGCATCTACACAATATCAGCCGGTAACCACTACGCCAACGGCGTTAACTTTGGCATACACTCATCAGGCAAGACTGTTTCGAAAGTAGCTATCTTCCATTCAAACTGCGCTTATGATCTCGGCAATGTAAATCAGGCAGATATAAATAAGCTGTACGGATTTTCTGTTGGACTATTTTCTGGTAATGATTACAATTCAGCTAGGTTCGGATGGAGATGGAGTATAGAGAAGCAGAAAATAGAACTATTGGCGTATGTTTATATTAACGGTGTTAGGATCAATGAATGGGATGCAGATATATCGATGGGATTTTTTGATCTAAATGTTGAAATATTTACTGAAATATCTGTTTTGCTTAGTGGATACAGATTCAGAACTGTAAATAATGGTATTGAAATAATTAAACTTGTACGCAGAGGCGGCAGCGGAATGGGATACAATCAATACCCCTATTTCGGCGGTGATGAAGTTGCTCCGCACACAATGACGATAGAGTTGAAATAGATTCTATCATGAGCTACACTTCGCTATTATCGTTACCACTATTATAATAATCGCCTTGACTATCATGAACATCATAGGCATGTAGAATAATCCCCTTTGTCGTTGTGGTTTCTTCTTAAAATTCAGCGGCAGCATAGTATATTCCCAGTTTACAACAAAGTAACGGAGGTGGGCCCTAAAAGTTAGGGTACAAAGTGGGGCGACATTTACATTAGAGGATGTAAATTGGTGTGTTCATTGTGTGTTAATAAAATAAATATTGCACATTGTATTGTGGAACAGAAAGGTTTCATACATTTGTGTTATAATTAATCTAATCAAACAAAATGAAAAACAAAAATCAATTCAGACAGGGAGATGTGTTCATAGAGAAAATCAATGAACTTCCTTCCGGTCTGAAGAAAAAGAAAGACAACATCGTTGCTGTTGGAGAATCCATGAATCACGCCCATGCAATGTTTGGAGAAGTTGATGTTCTTGAAAAATCAGAAGAAGTATTTCTTGATGTTCGTGAAGAAGCAGAACTAAAACACATTCTTCTTGAGGCAGGAATTGCTACTGAAAACTGGACCAAAGAACATCATCCGGTTACGTTGAAGCCAGGTAAGTATAAAGTGATTCAGCAACAACAATACGATCCTTACAAGAAAGCTGCCGAACGTGTAAGAGATTAATTAACCATAACCATAACACATGAGTAAATTAGAAAAGCTATCCCCCAGCCAAGAAAAGATCATGTTAGAAACGCGTGATTTTTGGAATGATTATATATTCTCTTGTAAAAATTATATCAATAAAGAGAAGGCTAAGGTAAATATTGAATGGTTGTATGATTTGGCAAAAGTTAAGTCAAAGCCAGTTGTTGTTTATGTTGACAGTCCTATGGGATGTCAATTAGCTGTTACTTATTTGAAAGAGTTCATTAAGCAGGCAAAAATAAATCGCTCTACGGCCAGCGTGTGGGACAGCGTGGGGGCCAGCGTGAGGGCCAGCGTGTGGGACAGCGTGTGGGCCAGCGTGGGGGACAGCGTGAGGGCCAGCGTGTGGGACAGCGTGTGGGCCAGCGTGGGGGACAGCGTGGGGGCCAGCGTGTGGGACAGCGTGAGGGCCAGCGTGAGGGACAGCGTGAGGGCCAGCGTGATGGCCAGCGTGGGGGCCAGCGTGTGGGACAGCGTGT